CTTTTGCGCTTTCTTGATCGCATCCTGCTCTTGCTGGTTCAGCATGTTCATCTTCGACTGCGCGAGCGCTTGATATGCGCCGATGACACCTTCCATCTCGTCGGGACTTTGACTCTCCGGGTTTAGAGTGTGCGCGATCTTCTCGCTCCCGGTGTCGGTGATGTGGCCTTTGTTGATGACGTTGCTGACCTCTCCCTTGTAGGCGTCCGCAATCGCCGCCGCCGTGATCGGGCCAGCGTAGCCGAACTCATTCAGGAAAGCATTCTTCAGTTGGTTCAGGGTTTGCACGTCGCCATTGCGCAAGGCCTTCATCGCTGTGCGCAGAAGGTCGGCGTGCTGAATCATCGTCGTGAAGGCGACTCTCTGGTCGCCAATCTTTGTGGGCACTTCCGCCTTCGCCGCCTGTCGGGGGACCTGCAACGAGGCGGACTGAGTACCTTGCGCGCCAAAGGATTGACCAGCGGGCACGATGACCGTGTTACCCGGATTGTTGGGATCGGCGATCTCCTTCGGCGCAGCCAGTGCGGTGGGAGCATAGGTCTGTTCTTCGTCGCCTGTAGCTTGCCGCACCTTCCCGGTCTTTCGATTGACCACGACCAGCCCTTGCGCGCTCATCATCGGAATATTTTCGAAGACTCCCGCGCGTTCCGCTGCAGCAAGGTCAGTGATCTTGGCTCGCGTCCCGATGAAGTTCGCCGGGAGATTGTATTGCTTGGCCAGTTCCGGCGTGACCGTGACTCCCGCCGCTCCGGCAACATCCCTCTTCGCCTGCGCCATGATATTGGCAACCTGCTCGCGTGATAGCGCCGCAGTCTGCGCGACCTTTTGGCGCGACTGGCCTGCAGTGTCCGCGACATTCTCGCGCGACTCCGCCGCGATGTACGCGGGCAGGAGCGTCCTTGCCAGCGAGTAGGGCATCGGCCCGTATGGAGTCTGCACCTGCGAGAGATTCTGGCGCGCTTGTGCGAGGCCCAGCTCGTTCTGTTGCTGCTGCATGCCATGTTGCTCCGCCGCTTCGAAGCCCGTGCCCAACGTGGGCTGCGTCGACCCAACGATTCCACCTGTGCCCACACCCTTGAGGATGTAGAGCAACTTCCCGAGTTTCGTCATTGGAGCGGCTGAACCGGGCACGCCCGCAGCGACGCCCGCCATCTGCTCTCCGTAGCTCGGAGTGTAGCCGGGATTGATGCCCGGAGCTGGAGGGCCGGACTCTGTTTTGGTGAGCGCGAAACGACTCTGCTCAGGCTTCATCATCACCGAGGGCGGAATGAATTTCCTGAGCGCGAGAGCGCTGACGGGCGGCTCGCCTGACACTGGCAAGGCAGGAGCGGCGCGCGAATCGAGCGGCAAGTCTGCCGTCGATGGAGCTGGCGGGACCACGCCCGCCGATGTCATCGCAGCGTTGTACGGGTTGGTGAGAATGTCGTCCAGTGTCGGTGAAGTCATAGCTCAACCTCCGTAAAACGGATTTTTAGGCGGCGCGATGAAGGCCTGCGGAGGCGGATTGAAATTGACGGGCTGCGCGGGCTGCTGCTGCTGCCCCAGTTTCTGCCCACCTATCCCTGCGATGTCCGCCATGTCGCCGATACCACCCAGCACTGAACCCGGAGTAGTCCCTTGCGGGGTCTGGAAATTACTCAGGAAATTATTTCCCATCTTGCTAAGGCCTGCTCCCATAGCGTGCTCCTTATCCCTTAAACGCTCCGGCCTTCGCCAAGTCCCCAGCTGTCTGCATGCCCTGCTGCAGAAGGCCGCCAACAGTGCCCCACGCGGTCGGCTTCGAAGGACCGTAGAGCAGCGACTGATTCGTGCCTGCTCCGAGCGATCCATACCCGAGCGCCTGATTGCCTGCGATCTGCTGCTCGCCCTGCATCCCGGCAGCGCCTTGCTGCTTGGCCATCTCGTTGGCCATCCGCGCCTGCATCAGTGTCGAGTCGAACGCTCGCCCCTGTTGCGCTCCGAGATTGGTGAACAGCGCATCGCGATAACCCGAGGGTGTACTGGTGTATCCGCCCGTCCGGCGCATAAGGTCCGCGCGGATCGGTGCGTAGGCCTGCGCGATGTCGCCGGAGCTGAAGTCGGTCATGTTGCGGTAGCCGGGCAGACCATTCGCCAAGCGGTTGGCGAAAAATCCGGTGGCGGCTTGGCCTGCCTGCTGGCCCTGCCCATACTGCTGATTCATGTTGCCAGTGGCAGTGGTCGCCATGTTCGCGAGGTTCCCCGCTGCTGTATTCTTCTGTGCGCCACTTACGCCGCCGCCGCCCATGTTGCCCTCCTCAGCGCACCCGGATCGCCCAGCGATCTGCAGGCGTGAGTTCGAATGCCTTCATCCAATCCAGATAGTCGGTGCACCGTTGCTCCGGCGCATCATCCACGGCGCAGTGCACCAGCGCGTAGCTGCCGCGCGCTCCATGCACGTCATGCAAATAATCGTTGGCGCGTTGCACCAGCTTGACCACCGCCGCATTGTCGGTGAAGCGGCACAGCGGGAAATCGGCGCGCATCTGCAGGCCCAGAAGACCGAGGCAGCGAATCGGTTCGCCTTGCTCGTTCACCTCGCAGGCCACCCAAGTGTTTTTGTAATCGCGGAATTCCACCTCGTCGACGATGTACTGCTCCGCGAATTCGCTGGCGAGAGTGAACAGCTCGTTGTCGGTGGGAACCAGTTCGCCGCTGGCGTTGGCCTTGAAAAAGATTTGGAAGATTTGCACCTTCATGGCACCCTCTTGCCGCTGGGCTGCCCGCTCTGCGTCTTATCGAGGCCGCCCGAGAATTGCTCCACGAAATCAAACGCGGGCAGCGGCACAACCTGCTCCGTCATGGTGCCGTTGTCGAGCGCTCTGCCTTGCACCTGCAGGCGCGGTCCCTCGCGGAATCCGTTGACCACACTGATGAAAATATTGTTTTGCTTGGGCGTCGCCCCTGCAGCCAGCGGGACAAAGATTTGCCGGGTGCCGCGATCACGAATCTGTAATGACAGATTTTTCTCGGTCCCCACGTAGATGCGATAGCCCGTCACGTCGTCGTAATTGGACGGCAGATGCCACGTGACCACCGCGCCACCTTGCGCAGGTTGCACTCCGACCCCGCGCGGGGCAGCGGGAATGCGCTGCGTGCCGTGCGCCCGGATGGCGGTGATCGACCGCACGCGCTCCTGCATCATGCTGGAATGATCGCCTCCGATTTGTGGCCCGAGAGTGCTTTTCATCTTCCCCTCGAATCGCCCAGAATCGGAGCGGCGAAATAGAGGCGGCCATAGGTTTCCAGCGGCAGGTGCGGCGGATCGCTCAGTGCCATCGGCTTCGCGGGATCGAGCGCGTCCACTGCGTGACTCTCCAAGCGTGCCCACAAATAGCAGTGCGTCATCTCCGGGCGCTGCAGGTCAGCCATCCAGTGCGCGTTGTAGACGTCGCCGGGCACGGGGCGCATTTCGAAGCTCAGCTCGATCCACTGCGTGTAATCGGAAACAATGCCGACCATCTTGTCGATGATGTACCACTGGATATTTTCGTCGCCGTACCACTCCAGCGTTTTGCAGGCAGTGCGCTCGCCGCCCAGATAGCGCAAGCTGATCGATTCCGCCGTGAAGGGAGTGCCGAAGTCGTCACCACCTGAGTAAAACTGGTAGAGGTTGCCGTCGCTCGCGCCCGCCCAGACCTGCAGCTGATCGTTGGCATCGCGAATTCGCACCATGGTGAAGACGGTGGAATTCAGCGGCGCTTGGTAATCGTCCTCATAACCTTGCCCGTAAGGACTCAGGTCATCGCGCAGGTTGAAATCGTGAATGATCACGAAGGGATTGCCCGCCTGATCGACACACTTGATGCGCAGCACCTCAATCATTTTCACGGAGTCGAGGAAATAGACCACCTCTGTCTGCGAGAGATCGCCGATTTTTGCCAGCAGCGCCGCCTCGTATTCGGTCGAGATCGCCATCGGCCCGCTGGAGCCGGGCATCATGGTGCAGAGTTGCTTATCGTGCGTGACCCAGAAGGGCAGCGACTGCCAGCCTGTATCGAAGGCGAAAGGTCCAGCAATCCCGAAGTTGTAAGGACCGTTCCACACCACCTCGCCGGAGAGTTCGGAAAGCACACCCACTTCCCCTGTCGAGAACGCCCACGACTCCTGCATGTTGCCGAAGCCGCCGATGATCGGGTGCGCGCTGGGAAAGGTCTCGATCTTCGAAGGGTCCCACGCCTCTGCCGGATCACCCACAAAGATTCCGGTGGTGTCATCCAGTTCCGCAGCGCTGCGATAGACAAAGGGTTGATTCGCCACCGAGCCGCACTGGCGATCTCCCTCGCGCCAGAAGTTGGCGAAGGCGGGCGGGATGAAGTTGGTGAAGGGCAGCTCGGAATTGCCGTCGATCTGGCCATACTGCAGGGTGACGGTGCCGCCCGCGTCGCGCGTGGGGTTGTACCACACCCAGTTTCCATCGGTGTCGATCACCGCATAGGGCACCTCGCCACCATCGCCCGTGCGCCCAATGAGCAGATACCATTCCGCGCTGAAAGTTGTGACGGTGCGCGCAGCGACTTTGCCCTGCCGTATGTTGCGCCGCATCCGGCTTCCCCGCAGCCTCTCCAGCTCGCTGCCATTCCCCCACTGCAGATGCTCCCTCAGCGCAGAGAAAGGGCCACCGATAGCAGGCAGGCCTGTGATGATCACCGTGCTGTCGCCTTTGTTGGCGAGGCGTGGCCCGATGGGCGTGCGGTTGCCCACGTGCCCGGTGTAGGGGTTGAAGATCGCGACATAGAACTGATAGCCGGGCTGCGCGCCTCCGATGGTCGAGGCGGGCAGCAGTGAAGAGTTTGGCGAGTCGGAGAACGGAACCAGAAGCTTGCCGTCCCGGCTGATCTGCTGGCCCTGATTGCGCCATGGAGAAAACGGAACATCGAAGGGGCCGAGAGTGGTGGAGCCTTGCGGGAAAGCGGTGATCAGGATGATGTTCACCGTGCCGGAATACGCCGCGTAGTCAGAGGCCGAGCCGCTGGGGACCTTGAAAGTGAAGTTGTCAGCGTCGACCACGCTGTCGATGACGAACGGCCCGCCATTTTCCCATGCGGGCAGGTTGGTGGGGTCGACCAGCTCCAGACAGAAAACGTAGGGGACCGCCTTATACCATGCATAGAGTCCGGTGCGGGCCGGATCGACACCGCTGAGAGCGAGGCCATGGCCGGGACAATGTACATTCACCGTGGTGGGATTGACCGCTGTCATGGTTGCTGCGGGCATGGGATAGGTGGGATCGGGAGCTGCGGGAGGGTGAGTACGGTAGCGGTAATTGACGAAGCATGCGCCCGCTGTGGGTGGCCCCGCCGACCCGGTCATTGAGATCGAGATCAATCCTAGCGTGGTCGAGGCTGGAGTGTCGGGCATCGGCGTGATCTGCAGGTGCTGCTTGTCGAGAGGAGTCGCCGGATCAGCGAGGGGATACTGCGTGTCACCAATCGGCGCAGTGGTGGGCGCGAAGCTGTTGTCAGTGGTATCGAAAAATCCGTAGAACAAATAGCCATCCTGCCCCGTCGTCCACCAGCCGCCGAGTCCGGAGGTATCGTCGATTAGCGTCATGCTGGCGTTCGCCAGATCGCTGGCAGCGGGAGCCGAGAAGCCCGCCTCCACATTGACTCCCGCAAGGCCTGCGGTGCTCATGATCGGCAGCCCGATGTCGCGCAGCTTCACGCCATCGAAAAACTTCATGTCGGTGCCGTTGTGCATGTACAGCGAGCCGTTTTTGCCCAGCGCATATTGAAAGCGCTGTGAGGATGCGATGGGATCGCCATCAACGGGCACGATGACCGTGTCACCATCGCTCAGCCGTCGCAGGTACGGCGTGGTGCCCCGCCAGAAGAAGACGCAGGGAGTGTAGCGGTCGAAGAGGGGGACGGGATCGGGCAGAGACGTATCGAAGTTTTTGGCGCGGGTGGCGACAAAGTAGCTGGTGATCGAATGCACGGCTCCATCGGTGACGTAGGGATCGGGCGTGAGCTGCGTGTAACCCTCGCGCAATTCCAGATGGCCATCGGGGCGCGGCACCCAGTTCTTCGCCATCAGGAAGCGCTTCATCGGCATGTTGATCGGGTTGGACCGCGAATCAACGCCGCCGAATTCGGCTTGCTCAATCGCTTTGAGTGGGGGCATCAGCGCGTGCTCTGGACTGAGTTCTGCGCGTTCTCGAAGGTGCTTTCGTAATCGTCATCAGCCGACCAATCGATGTGCTCGCCCGGCACCATGCCATCCATGCCGGAATATTTGGCGACCAGCGCCGTGTACTCGCCCATGGCGGCCTGATATTTCGCCGCACCCTCGCCCAGCGTGTAGCGGAAGATTTGCGCCTCAAGACATTTCAGCAAGACGTGATGCAGGAACGCAGGCACCAGCGGAATCTGCTCGTCGATGGCGTCCACGATTTTGGGCACGCTCCAGAAATCGATGCTGATGGGATAGCCCTGATCGGGAACTGGAGTGAGGCACAGCACAAGAAACGCGCCGGGCCTCAGGAAGTACTGCTGCGGTGGTGCGGGAGTAGGGCGATAGAGATTCGACCACATGGCGCTGGTCTGCAGGTCGCGCTCGAACAGCGGCGTGATCTCGCCCCACTGCGACCAGTTGCCGGGATTCGGGTAGTAGCGCACCCCATGCTTCACGAACTGCTGCAGGTCTCCGGCGTCGGGAGACTGGAAAGCGACCGTCGAAAGCATCGAGCCTTGCACCGCGTTGTAGGTGAACATGCCTGTGTTGGTGCCGGGAGTGGTGCCCACGATGCACTGCACGACGTTGCCGGGACCGACAGCCGTCACAGGGAAAGTGCCATTGAAGAAATCGGCAGGCGCGCCCGCGATGCTGTTGCACCCCGTCACCTGCACGTTCTGACCTACGAACACTCCCACCGTCGAGAGCACGGTATAGGTCGCAAAGATCGAATTCGGGGAGAGTCCATCCGTGAAAGTCGCGGTAGCGCTGCTCACCGTCAACGGCACAGGCGGCACCAGCGAGAGATCGTACTGCCACTGGTTCGGCAGCATCTGGAAAAATGCCGTGCGCCGTCGCCAGAACCAGCGCCGCTCCATGCACAGCATCTGCAGCGCCATCAGGAACTCGGAATTCAGGTCAAGCGTCTTCGAGCCTCGGCGCTCGGTGCGGCGGTCGGCCAATTCGATCAGCATGCTGCGCGTCCAGCCGCCGAGTCTGGGTGCCGGGATCAGGGTGCTCATGGTGCAACCTCTTCCTTCACTGCTTCACGCGCCAGCAGTTCGCACTGGTAGCTGAGGAAATCGGGAATGCCGTAGGCATAGGAGCCGATGTGGCCGGGACACACGCTGGTGTCGACGTAAATCTTGTAGCCGCACTCGCGCGCCTTGAAACAGAAGCTGAGGTCCTCGCCGAACTCCCCATCGCCGAGAGGATGCTTCAGGAACTCAAACCAGAATTCGTTTCCAGTTTCTTTCGCATAGCGGCGGCGGCCCGCTTCGAGATCGCGCGCCACCTCGTCGCTCATGCCCATGTACTTGCGCTCGAACTGGCAAGAGAGGTAGTACTCGCCGATTTTGTCGAGAGCGCTGGTGGTGATGAGCATGAAAGCCGCGCCCACGCCGCCCACCTCGACCAAACCCTCACCCATCCGCATGCCGTTCTGATCGGTCCACTCAAAGGCCGTGCGAAAGCTGAGAACGTCCGGCATCCAGATGCGGAAGTTGGGCAGCGGCGGGTCCGTGCGCACGGTGCAGGCTCCGGCCACAATGTCCTGATCATGGGCCAGCAGCTTCACCAGCGCATCGGGCGGCGGCGTCATGTCGTCATCCATGAACAGCACATAGTCAGCCGGGCGGCCCGATTTGCGCAGCTTGAGGATGAGATCATTGCGCGACCAGTGCACCACGCTCTGCGAGATGCCCGGCTCGGGCGTGAGAATGCAGTGAGGCCGCGAGGCGCGCATCATGGCATCCACCGCTTTCGAGGTTTCCGGCTTAGGCCCGCTGCGCGTAGGCACCAGCAGGCTCACCAGCGGGCGGCCATCCTTGAGCGCGTCATCGGCGAAGAGAAAGTCGTAGCCCAGCTCGCGCCGCAAGGCCTCGCGGCCCTCCGGCAGCTTCAGCAAGCTTTGCACCCGGCGCTTCTGATTTTCGAGAATGACCGGGTCCAAGCTCTGGACGCGCTGCGCTTCTTTCTGGAAGGCTTCGAGGTCGTCTTTCATTTCATGCCTTCACGTATCACCGGAGCCAGCACCTCGCGGCCCCAGTGGTTGGCGCTCTCGATCTCTTCTTTGCTCATTGGCTCGGTGCGCCGGGTCTGTTGCTTGTGACGGCGGGCGCGCTCGGTCGGTCCTTCATCCCACAGCGCAGCGGTGTCCGCGATGAGTTCATCCTTCGCCTGAAACACATCGTTGCGGTCGCGCTTGTAGAGGTTCGGCATCGCCTGCGGCCCGGTGTAGACTTTGTCGTCGCTGGGCATGCGGAAGGCTCCATCGAATTCTTCGGGAGCGCAGTTCGAGCAGCGCTCCCGCACTGGATTCCCTTTACGGTCGAAGCTGACCGCGCCGCGCGAGGCTTGCTGCCCGCAGTTACCGCACTCCCACGACATCTTTTTCCTTCTTCTGCTTGGTCAGATCGAGCAGAGCATTCGACTCGCGGATTTCTTTCTGCAGCTCGGCCAGCTTGGCCTGCGCTTTGGCGGTCTGCTGCTCCGGCGAATAGAACATCTTTTCCCACGCCTCCAGACCTTCCGTGCCCGACCTCACCGCAGGATGCAGGTCGAGGTGGTACTGCTCCAGCGGGTCGGAAGTCTCGTAGCGTCCGCGCGCGCGGAAGTGGACAATCAGGCCCTCGATGCGGGTCACCTGCCCCGTGACCTTGTCGCGAATTTCAATGTCGGAGACGAGGTTCACGCTGGGAGTGAACTGGTCGCGGTCGCGCTTGGATTGAATGTGTCCCGCTCCGAGGTGGAAATACTCTTTAGGCTCGACGCTGTGGCGGCCCGGCTGCGCCTCGCACTCGAAGCCATCCGCGTATTTGAATTTCTTGCCGCACATGATGCAGACTGCTTCCCAGTTTTTTGCTTTGATTCCTCGCACGTTCAGCATTGTGATCTCCAGAAAAACGGGGTGCGATCTCTCGCACCCCTAGGCTTTGGCTCAGGTAAAACAGCTTCTCAGGCGAAGGCCTGAAAATCGTAAATGCGTGCGTGACGCGCCTGATGCCAGACACGCCAGCCCGCCTGCGTCAGGATCAAATCCTTCAGCAGTTTCGGATTGGTGGGGTCGTAGTCGGGATAGAGGCGAGTGTCGAGGTTCTGTCCGTTGTTCACCAGCGGGCAGTACTCGACCGAAGGCAGGTCAATGCCAATCGCCTCATCGGCGACGCCTCCGTCCATGTTGTAGTTGTTGGCGATCAGCCAGTTGCCGTTCGAAGTGACGAAGCGCTTCAGCGAGACGCCGAAGACTTTATCCTCCGCGCGCACAAACTGCTTGCCTGCCGCCCAATAGTCGAGGCCCTCTTTCACCAGCGGCGCGGCCATCAGCAGTTTTTCCGGCGAACCATAACGGAACGCCATACGCGACCAGTCGAGGAAGACCTTCAGGGTGGTCGGAGTGGTCGTGCCTCCGGCATCACTCAAGAAGCTGGAGATGATCGAGCGCACGCCCATCGAGGTGTACATCGATGCGGTGCCGTTCAAGGTCTCCGAGTAGCTGCCAAACAAGCCAGCGTTCTCGATCTCCAGCTTGGTGCGCCGCATTCCCAGCCACTGAATGCGAGCGCGTTCCGGACGGTCACCGTAAATCTTGGTAGCCGCCGCCGTGCGCGAGATTTGCATCGGCCACTCAAAAATCTGCGCGCCGCTGGTCTTGGGAGACTTCACGGGTGTGCGCGGATTCTGGATGGCTCCGACTTCTGACTGCGCCACGCCCAGAATCTTGAGCGTCGCAGTCTGGCTGATGGTGTCGATGGTGGTCAGGGCAAAGCCGCGCGTGACGGTGAGGGTTCCCGCCGTCCCGGCACCTTGCGAGAGACCGATGACCTGAATCAATTCCTCGACGGTCGCGGTGCTCTCCGCCACTTTCTGGACCGCGACGACATCGCCAATGCCAAAGATGGTGACATCGGCCACGCCCACGGTCGAGGAAGCGTTGCTGAAGAAAACGGTGCCGTTCGATGCGCCCAGCATCACCAGATCGGCATCTTCAAAGAACTCAATGCGCGGTGCGAACACACTCACCTTGCGCTTCGAGTTGTTGGTCAGGACATAGAGCGGTGTGCGGTCAGGCTCAAGGTTGAGCAAGCGAGTCGACACGTCGCGCACGTTCGACGTTTCGGTCACGAAGGAGTTAAAGGTCGAAATGCCTCGAACAGCCACGGGTTATTCCTCCTAGCGCTGCTCCCCCTTGCTTCAGCGTCCGCTACGACCCCGAACGGGCTGCCTGTAGTTCACTTCCTGCCGGGAAATCTCGGCATCGAGTGCAGCCAACATCGGGTCTTCGTCTTCGGCTCCGCCTCGGCCCGGAGGGCCAGCTGTTCTTTGTCCCGCTCCCGCTACTCGCGCGGCGGCGCGGCGATTATCCGCGCGCCCGGCGAGCCTGCGCCCTGTTTCAACGGCTTGTGCCACTACTGCCGGATTCACCCGCTGTCCCGCCATGTGCCGGAGCAGAATCGTGTACTTGATCTGCGCCTGCTGCTGGTCGGGCAGAAGCCTGCCCGCCTTGTCGCGGAACGTCATCTCGTCAAAGCCCGGTACCTCTTGCGCAGCGGCTCGCATTTTGTCCGCGAAGGCTTGCGCCTCCGGAGTTCCTGCGACCATGGGATACGCGGGCAGGCCCGGATACAGTGGGCGGCCACGCTCATCGGTCTGAGCGCGAACGTTCTCGTATGCGTTGCCATACATCTGCCGCTCATACATCTCGGTGAAGCCCGGCATCGCTGCTTCGATGGCAGGTCTCACCACATGAGGGACGACGGTGGCCACAGCATCCGCCATGAAGCGGGCGAGGACCGGAGCCTCACGCTGCACACTGCTGACAAGCCCCTGCAGTACCGCCTTGTCTTCCGGCGAAACGTTCGGGTCCTGCAGCGCCTTCACGTTCACATTGAACATGCGCAGCAGACTGTCTCCGACTTCTTTGACAGATTGCGGATCGAATTGCGTCTTCACCAGATTGTCAATCTGGCTGTAGTACGCGGTGCGCTGCTCAGCGATAGCTTCCGGCGTAGCAGCAGCGGTTTGCGGCACTTCGGCTTCGTACTCGGGGGTTGGCTCCCCTTCCTCTTCCGCGAGTGCCTGTTCTTGGGCGATGCGCCGTTGAATTTCGTGATCGCCGTCGATCTTGTCGAGCAGAAGGTGCTTCAGGTCCTCGGGCGTCTTCGGGTCCTGCAGTGCCTTCCACGCACTGGGATAGCGTTGCGCGTACTCATCAGATTCGCGCTGAGTGAGGTCTTTAAGGCGTTCCTCCACGGAGGGTGGCTGTTCAGCCTCTGCCTCAGCTTCGACTTCGGGTGCGGCTTCCGCTTCCGCTTCCTGTTCTTCTTGTGGCTCGCCCTCTTGCTCTGGCTCGCCGGAAAGTTCCGGCTCGCCTTCAGCCTGTTGCTCTGCGCCGGGTGCGGGACGTTCTTCCGCAGAGAGATCGACTTCAGCAGATGGCGGTCCTAGGAACGATGAGTAATCAGTACTCGGCGTCCCTTGTTGCGATTCTTCGGTCTCCGGTGGTTGGCTCACCGCAGCCGTTGATTCGTCGGCCATTGACTCCTCCTAACCGCGCGGGGTTGGCTCCCGCGAGGGTCTTACCTAAACTTGTGTGCCGCGTTCTCCGGAGAGAACATCGGTCAGCGTGCTCCAGAATTCATCGAGCAGCTGCGCCTTCGCGGCGTGATCGGCGGCCAGCTCGGGATTGCGCGGCACTGTCGCCATGGCGCGGGCGCATGCAGTCTTGTGATCCTCCGAGAGATTCCCGACAAACTTTTCGAGGCCACTCTTCAGCGGTCCCGGCGCGGCCAGAAAATTTGCCACTGCGCCCTGCTCCATCTCGCTCCACGCATCCATCAGACAATCTCCGCCAGCATCATCAGAATTTCCTCGTCGGTCGGGTTGCGCACCGCGCGCACGCTCGCGATCCCCACGTTTGCCATGCTTGAGCGCTCAGGGAAAACATTCATTGCGGCGTTCGCATTAACTTCCACCTCTCCGCATTCGCACAGGATCGCGGGCAATAGAGGCGCGATCAGCGCGCTGTCGGCGTGAACCTCGACGAGACCCAGTTCGCAATGTGCCCGGCGAGCACGCAGGCGGAGCCATGTGCCTCGGCCCGCGAGAATTTGCGCTTTGCCGCATCGTGCTCTGGCCCGCAGGCCTTCGACCGCGAACAGGACGTTGCGGATAATCCGCTCGCGGCGGGGTTCTTCCCAATAGCGGGAGACCCGCTCCCAGCCTGCTGTCTGCAGCGGAGGCTGCGGCTGCGCTGTGACGTAGCAACCGCCCCATGGCTCGCCGCCCCACGGTCCCGTGCCCCAGCCCTGTCCCGTGCCCCACGGCGAAATGCCCCATGGTGACTGACCCCAACCGTTTCCGCATGCCACATTTCCCTTCAGTCGTTACTGATCACCAGATAGGAGAACTTGTGCGTCCCCGCAGTGGTGAAGGTGACGGTGAAACCCGTGTTGGTCGATGCCGACAGGTAGAAGCCCCCGCAGTTCGTGGTGGGGATGAGAATCACTGTCGGCGTGTTGACGTAGGGCACCGCATAGACCTTGCTCGCTGCAGTTGAGATCGCGCTGGGCGCGGTCAGCGTTCCCAGCACATCCGCCGTGGGGGGCATGACAATAAAAGTTCCGGTGTCGATAAAACTGAGCTTTAGAGAACCTGTCGCTAGTCCCATAAAAATTCCCTCAGCTATTCCTGAACACCGCCAAAAGTGGGTACACGCTCGTATTGTTCTGCGCCGTGAGCGCGCCTAGCGTGCTGGGGAGAACCCCGCTGATTGCGGGGTTCGCGGCGGTGTAGTACGTCGAGAAATTCAACGTGCCGCTGATTCCGTTGGAGATGCCGAAAAAATTGACGTTGGCCACCGAAGCACACAAGCACAGGTAGTAGAGGCCGGGGGGCAAAGTGGCGGCAGCAACCGTGGTCGTGGTGGGCGCGGTCGTGTTGGTGCTCAGCCCCCCAAGACTCACCACGTTGTTACCGGATGCGTCAAACAGGCCTGCGTCGTAAGTGCCTACTAGCGCAGCGGCCATCTTCGTGACTATGGACCTGACGGTGAACTTGAACGGCAGAATGAAAGGGAAGCAGTAGACGACGTTGGGAGCGCACTCTGGGCCTGTTGCAATCGTATCTGGGGTAGCAGGGCGGTACACCGTAAACCCGTAAAACACCGCGTTGCTTGTTCCGGTGAACGTGGCAACTTCCGCATCTGCGTAGGCGGTCGTAGCCAGCTTCGTGCTGTTGTCGCCCGCTGCCTGCGTGGTCCCCGTCGTCCCGTTCGGCAGCGCAGAGGCCGCGCTCAGGCTGGCCGCGCTTCCAGTCGTGCTCTGGTTCCACGTCGGAGCCTCAGCGGTCTTCAGCTTTCCGCCCGCATCGAGGCCCGCGTAGCCGTTCGCGACGTCCTTCTGTGCGGTCGCCTGATAGCCCTGCGCTTTCACGAAAGCAGTGGAAGCGGCCTTGATTGAGTTGTCCGCTGTCGCAGGCGTCGGGACATCGACTTCGGTCACCGACGTCGACAGGTCGACCAGCGAAGCCGCAACAGTAACTGGCCCGGTACCACCTCCGGCCTGAACTTCGACGGCGTTAAGGCCAGAGTCGAACAGGATTGAGCTGCCAGAGTTGTCGCCCAGCTCCAAGTTGTCGACCGCCCCATAGTCCATGGCCGCCGCCACCACAGCGCCCGTGCGCGTGAAGACAGAGGTGACCCCTGCAGGCGGCAGCGCCGCGATCTCTGCGTCGGTGTAAGCTTTTGCGCTCGCCAGCGTGGAAGTGTCCTGCGTATCGACGTAGGATTTATCCGCAACGGTATCGAGATCATCCCAGTTCGCATCGACCAGACCGCCCCAGCCTGTCTCTCCGTCCGCTGGCTTGTACAGGTGTCGAATTGGGGTATAAACGCCCATTTATGCCACCACCACGATTGCGTCCTTGCCTGCTGCCGGAAGGCTGACGGCGAACTCGCCGCTGGTGCAGGTGTAGTCCTGCCCGAAATTCATCACCGCGACCGCGCGATCTTCCTTGCTCGCGTTGTAGATCAGCGCGCCGCGCGCGGTGAACGATGCGCCAGACCAGCGCGGGTTCGAAAATGTCACGTAGGCTGTCGTGCCCGATGTCCCTGAGGCGCGCCCTTTAAGTTGCTGCCCGCCCTTCACGTAGCCGGAGCCGTGCACTTCGCCATCCTGCCCGGTGTAACTCTTGGTGTCCGGCCCGATGTCCGCGCCCGCGCTGAAGAGAGCGATCATGTATTCGTCACCAGCATCGTGGATGCCGTCGAGAATTTCCCGCTTGTAGCTGGTTGCAATGCCTGAGGCGATCACTCTTCCTCGTTGATCTCCGCGCCTGTGGTCACGCCGTCCTCGCCGCGAATCAGCTTCACGGTTTTCTTGGTGCGCTTGGGAGCGCCTTCAGTGCCGTGATCGATCTTCAGGTGCAGCACCATCGGCGGCTGCGTTTGCTTCTCGCCACCGCCCGCAGCCTTCGGTTTGCCGTTGGGTTTTCCATTGGGCTTGTTGCGCTGGCTGGCGATGCGTTCCTGCGACTTCAGCCCGGCACCTTGCTGGCGCTCCTTCGAGGCGATCTCTGCGCCTTTCTGCGCGGCTTGTCCCGCCTGCTGCTGCACTCCTTGCGTGAGCGCGTGCCTGTGCTGCTGCTCGGCCTGTACCACGGAGTGCACGTGCTGCTGCGCATTCTGATCGAGAGCGTTGCGGTGCTCGCGATCCTGCTGGGTGCGTTCGTGCGCGGCCTGATGCACCTTCATGAGCATGTCGTGGTCCTGCTGATCGCTCTGCAGCCCAGCTTCGTGCGCCTGATCGGAGACCTGCATGGCATGCTCGGCCCCCATCTCATGTTCCTGCTGCTCGCTCTCGCCGGGACTCATCATCGAGTCGGCAGCTTCGGAAGCCTCGCCTGCCTGCGTCACCGCGCTCATCGCGTCTTTGTGTTCCAGCATCTGCGAAGGCTGCAGGCCGATTTCCGGCAGCAGCTGATTCACCACGTCGCTCGGCATCTTGTCCATCGGCACCTGAATGTTCACGTTGATCTTCGGCGGCGGTGGCGGTGGCGGCCCTTGCATCTCGGGCAGGAAATAATCGTCAGGGTTGCCGATGCCGCGAATGGTCGACATCTGAAAGCGGATCACCTTGCGGCGGTCGATGATGTCGGGATTGCCCATCGCGACCTGCGTGAGATTCTGCGCCGCCTGCTGGCGCATCTCGTCGTCGACGGCCAGATAGGAACCTGCCTCCGGCTCGACTTCGAAATCTTCCTGAATGTCCATCGGATCGAGCTTGATCGCCGAGACCTTGCCGCCATAGCGCTCGGTCATTGCCCAGTCGGGCGGCGGGCCTTCGATGGCCTCGACCCGTTTGCGCAGGCCTTCTCCCCAGTAGCGCGCCTCCACCGTCCAGCGCTGGTTCTGCTCGCGGCCCTGCTGATTCATCCACAGCTTCTTGAGGCCCAGTTCGCGCAGGTAGCGATTGCGCCCGTCCAGCTTGAATTGCGTAAGAGCGTCGGCAGACTTCGAAGCCAGCAGCGCGGTGGTCGCCGTCTTGCCCGCCTGCGGGTTGGCTCCCGTGCCACTCTCGGTCGAGGTGAGCGATGGCTCAGCCAGCGCCATCATGCGCATCAGCTGGGCCTCGCGTTCGAATGCGCCCGCAGGCAGCGGCGGTTCCTGCAGCAGCTTCACGCCGTTCAGGTCGGCGACCTGCAGCTCACGGAAGAGTCCGCGCACCACCACTTCTGGCTCGATGTTCACGCCCATACGGCGGAGCAGGAAAGGCTTCAGCAGGTTGGTCACGTAATCGAAATTCTGCGCGACCGTCAGGTTGTGCATCATGTAAATGTGACGCAGCAGGCGGGGCGTGGAATCGCCGTAGCTGAGGATCAGGTCGGGCAGCGGGCACATGTCGGTGTACTGATATTTGCCGTAGAGATCGAACTGGTAGGGCATACGGCCCAGCAGTCGGTCACGCCACTTCTCCGAGCACCACGAAATGTAGAACCTGCCATCGTCGCGATCCTGTGAGTGTTGCTCGATGATGTTGAACTTTTTGCGCGGGCGCAGATTCTTCGGCAGGTAATACTCCTGCTCGCGCTCCCGCCCGATGGCGGCGTTGAACATGTCGCGCAGATCGTCACCCGGCTCCTGATCTTTGGTCTCGGTATCGCCTCCGGTGTCGATCAGTTCCTGCAGCGCTTCGGGATCGAAGGCGGAGACTTCCTCGCCACTGTCGGGGTCCTCGTAGGTAAGCCGCGACATTTTTTCCAGCCAGAAATCGTTCTCGGTGAACTGCTCGATGCAGTAGCTCGACCGCTCCAGCGTGGGCGCATTCGGCTCGATGTACAGGTCGCCATTGAAAATCCACTTTACGAGCGGGCCTTCATACTGGGTGGTCTCCTGCGGCACCTGCACCTCCGTGCCGCTTTTCGCCATGAAGCGCGCGATCTCGGTGTCGTCCATCTCCGGCCCCATCGCGCCGATGGCTTCCTCGATCTCGTTGTCGTTCGCGCCCTGCGAGCGCATGATCGAACCCCGGTCACGGTAGACGACGTCATTGCCCTTCATGATGGCCTTGCGGAAGGTCATCGTGCGCACCAGCTTGTCCCAGTAAAGTTTGGTGTAGCCCCAGCCGAAGGCCTCCGAGGCCAGCACGCAGCGCACATCGTGGAACGGCTCATCGGAGCGCGCGTACTGCTGCATGGCGAGGCTGGAAAGCATCTCGGCGGTCAGGGGATCGCCTCCGGTGTAGCGCAGGCGATAGGGCGCGGCGGTCATGCGCGCCGCGTTGCGGCGATAGATGATGTTCAGGTCGGGCATCGCCACGTTGGTGCGCGATTTGTCTTCCGCCTGTGTGTCGACGCCTGCCCGGTCCTTCTTGAAAATCGGCGCGGTCTTGCACTTGATGGCGCGCCATACCTCGGTCATCTCGTCGTGCATGTTCTTCCGCATCCACTTGCGGCTCTCGTTGCGCCGCTCAATGATGTCGGTGACGAGTCGGTGCTCGTTCTCAAGAATGGGTCTCTGGCGGGCTGCCATGGCTAGTAAGAAAATCCGCGAGCAACAGGCTGGAAAGAGTCGTAAAAAACTTCCTTCGCCACGTAGATGGGATTGGCCATCTCGATGTAACGCAGGTTGTCGGTCATGTGGTTGCGAACCTTCACGGGCTTGCCTGTGGGGTCCTGCCGCTCGATCTGTAGCGGCGAAAGCAGCTGGCGGCGATTGCTTTTCAGCTGGTGGATCAGCTCAGGGCAGCGCTCGCCGAGAATGTGAATGCGGCTGGTCTTGTGATACTCGCCATCGTTGCCCATGCGCTCGATGATCTTCAGGCCCTCATTCACTACCTCGACGCCGACCTGTCGATCTTTCTTGGCGTCATCGAAGTAGGGACGGCTTACTTCGAGATCACTGAGGTGCTTCTCGTAGCGCTGCTGATAGTTTTCCTGCTCAGGGTCGTCGTTGGTGCCCTTGCCGAAGGCGCGCGCCGCGTAGTCGATCACGCGCGCGAAAATTTCCTCCTCGAACGCTTCCTTGCCCTGCCGATTCTCCGGGTTCTCGGCGGATTCGAGGTACTTGATGGTCTGTGCGTACTCAAGGATGTTCGGCCCGCGCTCATCCTGCGGGCAGGGGCCGGGCTTGCCGTAGAGAATGCCGTTCCTCCACTCGTAGCAAACCTTCGAAGGCCACACTTCGCGGTAGTACCAGCGATCTCCCCATGGATCGGTAGCGGCCCAAAGGTGGGCGTGCGGGATGCCGGGATGCGGATCGACCGACATGCGCCGCGTCCACTCGGGCGGAATCTCGCGCACTGGCTCGACTGTGACCTCCTCGGTGAACTGGAACAGCTTCGCGCCCAGCGTGGCCTCGGCATCGATCTCGTACTCTTTCAGGTACAGCGTGGGATCGGTCATGCGCCCGTAAGCGGTCAGCGCCCACGGCGAGAGATGCTTGTTGATTTCCTTGACGTAGGTGGTCTCGCCTTCGCCTTTGTCCGGATCGGCACTGTAGTGCAGCCGCAGGATGGTGATCCCGTGATGGTTTTTCCACGAAGACATCCCGATGTGGGGATGCTCTACGTTGTCATTCGCCATAAAAAGCTTCGCGCTTCTTTTCCCGCATCGCAGGCAGCGACAGCTCGCTGTGCTTCACCTTGTGCGGCTTCCCTGCCACGATGGCAGTCTTCAGATTCGGGGCCGGGATGCCGTGAATGTGGCGGTAGGCCGTCCACTTGCGATAGGCCTCTTGCGATTTGAAATGTTCAGTGGGCATGGTTCACCGCGCGTACAGAGGATCGTGGATGCGGACGAGGTGCTGACAGGTTCCACACTTGAAGGCCTGCGTGCCGGGATCAGGGCGGAAGTCATTGCAGCAACCCAGCCGCGAACTGACTCCGCCCTTCACCACGACGTGATCGCAGTCGGCATCCTTGCGTGCCCCCTGCAATTCCATGTAGTCGACGGACGCAGCCGAGACTCTTGCCATGGCTCATTCGCCGAAGAATGCGCTGCGCCGGGTGCGCGACCCGCGACTCGGAGCGCGCCCCATGCGCTTGGCAGTCGGTCCCATGCCGCCGTCCTGAATCGAGGTGTCATTCAGAGCGCGCTTGAAGTCGAAAGTGGGATTGACCGGACCTCCGGCAGGCTTCGGCATCGGGGACACGCTGCGACCGGGATTACCGTCGCTCATGCCGAAGCTACGCGAGCTGGAGATCGGGTTCGTGGTCTGGATCGCGCCGCGATCTGCCGCAGGCATGCCCAGCGGCTTGGTCCCGCCCTTGCCCAGATTCGCGGGTGTGGTCTTCGGAGGCGGAGCTGCCAGATTGCCGACCAGTGTTTTCGGTCGAGGCGCAGCCAGATTGCCCACCTGTGTTTTCACCGGAGGGCGCACAGTCGAGCCGACCAAAGTTTTGATCGGCGTGGTCGCGGTACGCGAGGTGCGCGTCACAATCGGCGAGCGTCCGAGCGGACCAACAATCGTTTTGCGAGGTGGGAATGCCATGGTGCCTCCTTGTAGTCGTCGCCCGAGATGCGGGCGCAAGTGTTCCGGTGTCTTCGGCGAGTTATAGGCCCGCTTGATACCTGCCAGCATGTGGTCGCGCTGATCGGGATCGCCGAACATGTTTCACTCTCCGTAAAACGCCGATTTCTTTTTGCCGCCCGCGAATCCCAGCCTGCGGGCTTTGGCGCGAATCTTGGAAGCGAAGGCTGCACCGTGATGCATCGCGGCGAAGCCCACAGCGGCTGCAGCATGCCGGGCATTGGGCATGGGATAGCTGCCTGTGCCGGATTTGCCGGGCACGCCGCGCTCCGATTTCGGCACCGCTCTCTTGGCGGCCTCTGACAGGATTGCCATGACTTAACTCCCTTCAGTGCCAGTGCGTGCCTATGCTGCCGAGCAGAAGGCTCAAAAAATAGAACGCGATGGCGGCCCAGCCCAGAGACCAGTTCGGCGCGCCGATATTCTTCGCCGCGAGACATGCAAGGACGAACGCGAATACGAGCAGGATGATTGAGATCACAGTTTGCCTCCTAGTATGCGAACAGAGAACCATCCGGGTTGAAGGTGAGCTGGCGGCTGGTGGTGACTGCGCCCGCCTGCTTAGTTCCCGAAATCAAGACAGCACCATTCGGATTAAGAGTGAAGCCGTCAGAATTTAGAAATGCTCCGGCTTTCTTGGTCACGTTGGTCACCAGTGCGCCGTTCGGGTCATAGCGCCATCCCTCGGAACTGACATAGCTCCCGGTCGGCATGGTAAGGGTGGCCGTGAACAGCGAACCATCTGGATTGAAAATCAAACCTCTGGTGGTCTTACTCGCTCCCGCTTGCAGCGTGGTCGAGATCACCAGCGAACCGTCCGGCCTGATGGTGTAACCCCCAGAAGTCAGCATCAGCGCTTGCACTCGTTGTGGAACCAGCCGATTTCATCCGAAGAGACCGCCACGATTTGCTTGCAGACCGGGCGCACCGCGTTGAACGATTGCTCGGCTTCAGGCAGGAAGGCGCTTTCGTCCTGCATGTAGCCGTAAGGGTGAAACAAACGAACTTGGTTCTCTCCCTGCGGAACCGCGAGCACGTGCGAGCCGTTGGCCCGCGTGATCTCGACCGAGTTCGAGACCACCAGCGGATTGCGTTCCTTCATCCAGTCGGGCTGGCGGTTGTAGAGAATGCGGCAGTAGTCGATCAGCTGCGTGGCCTTGTCTTCCTTCTCGGTCTGCAGAATCCAGAAGATGTGCGGCAGCCACTGGCACATCCAAGAGATGTAGCCGCACACCAGCCACGACGTCATCATCTCCCGCGACTTGGGAATGAAAATCGTGTCGTTGGTGAGCAGGTAGCTCATCGCCACCAGCAGATAGGGCTTCGCCGGAAAAGGCGCGACCGGAGGCGTGCCCTTTTGCAGCCAGTGCAAATCCTCGGTGGCCGTGTGCTTGGTCAACCAGAGCATCGGCCCGGCCTCGAAGCTCGCGACTTTTTGGGCACACAGTGTCCATATCCGCCTGCGTTCCAGTTCCTGCTTGATCAGGATGTCGGTGATGACGCGCTCGCGGTTGCCGAGCGAAAGTGCGGTATCACTCACTGCGTAATTTCTTTGCCTGCTTCCAGAATCCTGCGGTTGCGTTTCTCCATGGAGGCGTCCTCCGGCCAGTAGCCGTGCTCCAGCTTGAACATCAGGTCTTCATCGGAGCGGGCGCGCAGCTCAGCGGTAACGTCGTTGACATCGAGCTGCTGCTTGGGCTTGCCTTCGCAGCGGTCGATGATCTCCGACAGCGCCATGATGCGCGTCTTGTCCAGCTCGGGATCGGGATCGATGGCGCAGTTGAGCAGCAGGTCGGCAATGCGCTGCGCGTAGGTCTTCTTGGTCTTGGGATCGACCGCAGCCAGCTTCTCGCGCAGCGCCATGGTGACCAGCGTGAACATGCGCGTGGGCCTGCCGGAAGGATTGCCCGACTGGCCTTTTTCCCAGCGCTTGCCCTTGCTGGTCAGATTTTCCGGATTGCCTGCACCCATGACTCACCTTCTCCTCGTTGGAACTTTCTTTTTGGCCGGACGCGGCGGCGGCTTCAGTTTTTTTTCGCGGCGTGCTTGGCCGGATGATGCTCGCTCTCTTCTTCATCGGCAGGCGGCGGAGCTGGTGCCGCTGGTGCCTTCCGCAGTGACCCGGTCATGGTGGTCAAAGCTCCCTCGACGACCAGCACCGGACCACGGACGCTCGCGATGTCACTGCCGTACTGGGCCTGCAGAATTGGCATCACCGCGTCCGGGCTTTCCGCGATCACCGCGACTTCGATTCCGGCCATGCCGTAGCCCCCATCGATCAGAGAGTTCAGGACGACGGTAGAGCGGTAGACGTTCATGATTTGGACTGCCATGGCTCCCCCTTTTCAGTTTTTGGCGTGCGCCACATGCTCGCCGCGCTGATGGTCAAGCGGCGCATCCAGCAAGCTTCCGGTCATGGTGGTGTACACGCCCTGCATGGCTAGCACCGGGCCGCGTATGAAGTTGAGATCACTGCCGAAGACGGCGGCCACCACGGCCTGCGCCCCAGCTGCATTCTGCGCGCACACCACTATCTCGGCGGCGTGAGCGCCCGTCTGGCTCGCCGATTTGAGCACAGCCGTACAGCGGTAAACGTTCGTCGTTTGAACTGCCATTTGTCCCTCCTCACGCCAACTGGGTGATGGCCCCCGGAGTCTTCGCGGCTCCTCCGGTTACCGGGCCGAGATCGGAGCCGTAGTTTGCGGCCAGCGTGGCCTGCGCATTCGCCAGCGAAGTGGCGACGACGTAGACTTGCTCGCCTTCGTATTGCCCGTTCTGCACGCCGGAGCTGCTGATCCCCGAGAGGCGCTTCACGCAGAAGGCGTAGGTGTTTACCGTTTGAACTGGCATAGAATCCTCCTCACAAATTTCATTCGAGCGGCCACCAGCGAATCGAACTGATGAACAAACTGTGCGTCACCGAAGGCGTCGCGATATTGCTCACGCAGTACACGGGCGTGTTGAGCGCAGCTCCGGAGGGAAATCCGGTCGAGCCGGACGCGATAGTCGCCTTCTTGGTGCCGTCGATGTAGTAGTCGAGGCCGCCTGTGCCATTCTTCGCGATGGCCCACTGGTGCTGCGCGGTGTCGATGCTGATCCCGGTATCGACTTCGGTGAAGTGCGTCGCGTCGGTCGAGACGTAAGCATTCCAGTGCGTGTCCGTACCGCCCGCGCCCGCGCCTGCATAGCGGAAAGCAAAGATCAGCCCGGCAGGATGAACCGCGTTGAGCGTGCCATAGAGCGCCGTGCTCATCCCCAAGAAAACGATTTGATCGGTGGCCGTGCTGTTCTGGCTGCCCGTGAAGGTATACATGCCGAACAGGTTGAGCGTGCCCTGCTGGCTGACCGCATCCTCGGCGAGAGAAGCGTTCCCGCCTCCGACCCCAGTGGCCAGAGCGTAGTAAGCCAGTTGTCCGGCCCCTCCGGTCCCGGCTCCTGCCACGTTGCTGCCTACCGCGAAGGCTCCGCCCAGCTGCGACCACAGCCCGCCCGGCGAGTTGTTCCCGCTCGATGCCGAGATGGCGGTTGAGTTGTTGAAGATGAAAGAATGCGCGGTCCCGGTCGGCGTCGGGATGCCCGTGCCCACCGAGCCGCCGCCTCCGCCACCACCGCATGCGCCGTTGGCAGCAGTGCAGACCTGCGAGCCGGAGTATTTCAGCTGGCTGCCGTCATCTAATAGGCGCGTGTCGCCTGATACCGTCGAGCCTGTCGTGGCATAGAACGCGATCTGGTTGGCGGTGCCGGGCGAGACTCCGCCGCCGCCCCCTCCTCCGCCTCCTGCGCCGCCGAATTTCGTATAGCCCGAAGCTGATTTGCCGCCCGTGTGGCTATAGCTGGTGGTGCGCTCGATCCGGTCGTTGCGGTCGCGTCCCACCTGCGCGGCCAGCAGCACACACCCCGCGATGAAGAGGAGGATCAGAGCCTTTTTCATGGGATGGCCGTGCCCGTGGAAGTGAAGATCACGATATTGAGCCAAGAGTTCTGCCAGACTCCGCCGCTGGCGTGCGCCGGGCCAGCCTTGACGATCATGGTTGTTCCGGTCGTCCACACCCGCGCGCGGAACACGACTGCAGTCGAATTGGTGTAGGTGGTTTTGGTGAAGCTGGAGCCGTTCAGGCCGGAGCCGCCCGAGGCTGATCCGCTTTGATTGCCCTGCGCGCTGCCGATGGGTCCGTTGATGCTGTCGTCCACCCACGCAAAGAAGGCCACGCTGTCGGTCGCGGCGTAGTAAACGCCGTAGCTCAGAAAAACCCGGCAGGGGCAGCCCGAACTCGGCATGGTCACGGTCTTGGTGAGCCAAGTAGTATCGGTTGACGCGCTCACGGGCACGTCGACATTGATGGTGAAAATTCCGCTGCCCTGATCGGCCTTGCCCGAGGCGACGCAGGTCAGGGGCAGGCTGCCCGAAAATGCGAGGCCGTTCGGACAGGTCGGGATAGTCGAGGCCACGGGATCGAGGATCGCGCTGCGGCCCACCGCGATCTGGTTGGCGAGCAGGGGCAGGCCCGCGATGGCGTTGCCGCTCCCCTGATTCAGCGCCAGCGAATGATTGGCTGCGCCCGCGTTCACGTTAACCGTGCCGCCCGGCGTGAGGGTCTGCCCGTTGATGGTGGCGTTCACCCCGCAGGTAGCATCCCCTGAAGTGCAAATCTTGGCGATGGGCAGGCCGTTGGCGGATTCATAGAGCCACCCGTCGCTGGAGACGCCGAAATCGGTATGCGATGCGTCCGGAGCGGCGGCCATGGGCGAGCCGGGGATCGGACTATCGACCAGATACGCGCCCGCAATCAGCACCTGATTGTCGACGGTGGAAGTGCCCGCGACGTAGGTGTCTCCGGTATAGCCCAGAGTCGCGCCGTCATCGGTCGCGCCCGCCGAGGGGCCGACTGTAGTGCCATTGACGGGATAGAGCGCAAGGTGCGTCGCGGTGCCGGAATTTACACCGCCGCCCGCAGAGCCGGGTGGGCCTGCAGGACCGGGAGGACCGGGCGGCCCTTGAACGGGCGGCGGAGGTGGCGTCGTGTAGGGATAGTTGACCGCGCAGTTCGTGGTGCGGGTCACCGAGCATTGCAGTGCCGTGTCCGGCGAGAAGCTGGTGCCGGATTCGACCTGATAGTCGACCGCCGCGCCGCTCACCCCGTTGAAGATCGGCTTCATGCGCCAGCGCGAGCCGCCGCTGAGATCGGTGCCGCAGATGATGGCGTCGTTGCCGTAGAGCGCAGTGGTCCAGTGCCCGGCGTTGTCGACGTGCACATCGAAGGGTAGGAAGCTGATGATTGTGGCGGGTGTTCCGCTGCCGGGCGGAGCAGGAACCCGTCCCGAGTTCCCGCCGCAGTACACCAGCTGCATGCGCATCATGGAATTCTGGGCGGCGGTGCCGGGCGGGAGATACAAATTGCCGGAAACGGTAGCGGTCTGGGAGTGGGCGAAGAGAGGGAAGAAAACGAGGGTGAGTAAGAGCGGCCAGCGCTTCACCACGCGCCCCCAGCCGGGACCAGCTGCATGACCGTGGTGCCTGCCGAGTCCATGCGCTTCCACTCGCGGGAGCGTATGAATGTCACATATTTTTTGCCTTTGCCCACCCAGCGCGCTTCGAGATAGCGCACATAGTCGCCCTGATCGTCGCGAAAAACGAAGTGGTCCTCGATCAGGCCTATGGCCTTGCCCCGCGAAAGGTGGCGATGCTGGCGGCAGTCGGGAATGATCCCGTCTGTTTCAAGCTGGAAAGCTTGGCTGGGGCTGAGAATGCAAATACCGTTGGAATGCATCCGGCAGTGACACCTACGGTCGAGGTCATCAGGTCGCGGGAAGGCTCGCGCAGGCCCGGACTGCTCTGGCGCGCAGTCTCGTTTTGGGGAAATGAGGGGATGATACCCTCATTGGCTTCAGAGGATGCACCCTCAACCCTCGAAAGCGCAAGCGAAATTTTACTGGGTCGTCCCGTTGGGATACAAAACACCGAGGGCGAGGCGCTTCCAGCGCTCCCAGTTCTCGACCTCAGCGTCCAGCAGACCGCCCTCGCTCTTGAGTTTCTCGTACAGCACAATGGCATCCAGCAGCAGCGAGCGCTCGGAGTGTTCCATAATCCTCAGTAGGCGAGCTTTACCGCCTGATTGACGGCGTCGATGTTGGCTCCGAGGTCGGTGCCATCGCTGGCCGCGTTGTGATAGGGCGAGGTGGGCTGCAGGTGATAGTCGCCATCCTTGCCATTGTTCCAGTTTACAAACTGGATGGAGTCCATGCTGCCCATTGGGTCGGTGGTCTGGAAGTTGCCGGGAAAGAATCCCTGACTGAACTTCGGGTCGGCATAACCTGCGAGCACATTGTTGGCGATGTGGAACGTGTCGTAGCACTGGGTGAAGGTTGTCCACGGCTTGCCCGAGACCACACAGGTTCCCTTGCCTGTGGACCACACGGAATACTTCGCCGCCCGCATGATGTTGTCGGTCACGTGAATCTGGAATGGCTTCTGCGGATTCGCCGCCTCGACGCCGAGGTTGAACATGTTGCCCGGCTGCGGGGTGGAATTGAAAAAAGTGTTGTGACTGATGGTGACGTTGTTGAGCGGCGTGCGTGCGGTGTACTCGCTGATCATCGAGAAGGCCTGCCCGCTGCCGAGGTAAAACGCGGCATCCATGTCGTCGATCACGTTGTCGTGCAGACTCCAGCGTGCCGCCTCTTTCGAATCAGCACGGGGCTGCGGCGTCAGGGCTGCGATCAGCTGGAAGCCACTTCCGACGTGAGAAAATTTATTGAAGCGGATGGTCACGTCCGCGACCGCTGCCCATGATCCCCGCGAGGTCAGTACCATCGACCAGCCCGTCTGGGAGAATCCGCCCCAGCTGTACTCCCCGTAATTGCCCTCGAACAGCACGCGCTGCGCATTCTTCAGCTCGAAGAGATTTTTGACGATGTAGCCTTTCGAGCGGGGCACCGGAGGCACGAAGTCGGGATGCTTGGGATTCCACGAAGGGCGCTTAAAGAAGTGATTGAGGCGCACCTCGAAGTCGGTGGGCGTGGCGACGCCCTTCGTTGAGCCACCGAACAGCATGTTCTCGGTCGAGGCTTCGACGAAATTGTTATAGAACTTCCACACGCCCTCGATCTCCAGCTTGCCATCCGCGCCCGACACAGCGTGCCCGTCGACGCAGGCTGTGGGACCGCACTTGAACTCGGTCATGTAGGAATTGACGATGGCGATGTTGGTGGAGTCAGCGAGAAAGACGCCGTTCTTCGAGTCCTCGCCGTAGTCGGAGCCGTGAATCCACATGCGGTCGAAGATGATGTGGTCCGCTCCGGTGGTCTCGATCAGCCCGTAGTTGATGCCCGTGCCCGGCGTGCGCGCGATCTCAAGGCCGATGAAGCGGTAGTGATTTGCGCCTGCCGCGAAAGAGATCACGTCAGCGGAGCCTTTGGCGTAGAGCTTGGGAATCACGCGCTTGACCGTGGGGCATTGATACGCCGGGCGCTCGGGCAGCGAGGCGAGGCCCGCATAGCACGGCGTCAGGCGCACGTGCTCCGGGGGCAGCTCACTGTCGTCAGCGGCGGTGCGGATGGTGATCCAGCTGTCCGCATCGCAAGGCCGGGCGGGCAGCGTCCACGTGGAAATCTGCGCCTCGAAGGTCGCCGGGATGAGAATCGTATCGCCACAGGTGGCCGCCGAGGCTGCCAGATTCAGGGCGGTGATGGTGGCCTCGCTGACGATGATTTTATTTCCCGTCGAGGGCGAGCCGTCGAGTCCGGTGTAAATGCAGGCCACGGGCAGATGCGCAGCGCGGTCCATCTTCGGTCCAATCCAGACATCGCCTTTGGCGCAGTAATCATTCTCGCCCAGCGGAACCAGCGACTGCACGGTCACCACAATGGAAGCCGTCGCGGTCTGGCCCTGCTGATCGGTCCCGGTGACGGTGGCAGTGAAGGTGCCCGGCGAATTGTAAGTGTGCCACTGATTCGCGCCCGCGACCTGATACTTGTTGCCGGGATCGCCCCAGTCCCAGCGGTAGCTCGCGCACGTGTCGCACTGCACTGCGAGGTTCACGATGAGCGGAGCTGCGCCGCTGGTGGGCGCTGCGCTGACGGAAACTTCCGGTGGAGCAAGGACCGCATCCAGCGTGGGAGAACCCCAGTCCTGTGGCTGCGGCTCCTGTCGTTGCGCCTGTGCGCTGGTGATCCCCAGCAAAAACACTCCCAGAATCAGCGTCCGCATGGTGGCTACCCTCCAATGCTGAGGACTATAGCCCTCAATCGGGGATTAGTCCATGCTCTTGGCAATAGGCGCGGGCTTCTTCTTCGCTCTCGAAGTTGCAGACTTGGATGTGCGTGGGCAGGCCCTCGGGGCTGCACTCCACCCACTGGCTGCCACTCCATCCGCGAAAGCGGTTCTCGGGGTGAAAAATAAACCAGCGGGCAAAAATGCCTTGCCGCAGGTGACAGGCTTCGCTCATGGGTGACACTCCGCAATGTGACGTTCGCACTCGGTCGCGGTATCGAAGAGAAACGGACAAGACTCCGCATCGCAAGCGCGGAAGCCCAGCCGCCCAATGCACAAGCGGCAGGCGTAGCCATTGCGCTTCGGGGTCATCATCAGCACGGGACTGCGCCATGGAATCCACGGATATTTCTGCTCCAGATCGGCGGCGGCTTCGCTCATTGGATCGGCTCCTTACAGCGTGCGTCGTTTTTCATTACGTTCTCCAAAGCGCGCTGCAGCCGCTTCATGACCCCCGGATCGGTAACGTCGCCCTCGACGATGACCGAGGCGAGCCTGCGCAGGTTGGCGGGGACGCGGCGGCCCGGAGGCACCAGCAGAACGAAGGGCTTGTCGTACATCACGGCAGCGCCCACTTCGCAGCACAGCTTGATGTCCGGCTCTGCCGTGATGATGATGGTGAGCGCCGAAGATTTCATTTTGGGCAGCATGTCCTTCTCCGCGTGCTCCAGATAGCGCGCCAGCTCCGGATCGTCGAAGAGATCATCGAAGGCGCTCATTTCTTCCAGTGCGCGCGAAACAGATCGTGCGAGCGCTTCACGGTGTCGGTCAGGATGCGGCGCGGCATGATGGAATATTTCAGCGCGAAGCGGTCGACGGCGTGCAGCAGCAGGCGATCCCATTGCCCGGCGTCAATCATTGTGCTACAGGCGGAACACGCCATCCATGAGCCTCTGGAATTTAGTCCCGGCAGCCCGGCCTTGAACACTCGCACGGGCAAGGGCGCGCTGCAAAAATCGCAGATCGGCTCCCCGCTCATGATGGCTTCACCTGATACGGCGTAAATTGCGGGTTGCCTTCATTCAACCGATTGATCATTCGGATCGCACGGTCGACCGGAGTTGGATCGGGCAGCAGCGTCCCCACCGCGAGGCCGAGCAGCAGCAGCAGCAGCCAATAATCATCCGCGCTCAGGGTGAGCACCACCTCGCCGTTCTCTTCGCGGTAGCTCATGCCTGACCCGGTCGCCGGGCATGCTCCTGCGCGCGCGCATCGGTCTCGCGCGATTCGAGCTTGTCAGCGTGCAGGCGCAGGGCATACACCAGCCCCTCGCGCAATTCATCAGGCAAGGGCAGCTCGGGATTGGTAAATATGTCAGTCGACCAGAGAATGGCGACGCGCCCCTCGCTCCCGTTTTTGAAAAGCTTGATGAAGGCGAGGGTCACCGAATCATTGTCCATCACCTCGCCCAGCTCCATCTCCTGCGCGATGACGTCTCCGCGTTTTACGGTTTTGCTCAATTCATTTTCCTCTTGTCGCCCGTGTCGGGCGGCTGCTCGCCGTTGGGAAAGTATTTGATCTTGGGCCGGGTGAAGCGCGAAGTCAGCAGTGCGTCGGGGTACTCCCATCTCAAAGGGCATTTCCCTACGTGGTCGGGCAGAACTTCACAGCACCATGCGCAGCGCGGCGGCAGGGTTACTCCTCTTTCCTTCATCTCGCGCTCATAGGCCCAGAGAATTTCACGGATGGCGCGGTTCTCGCGCAACTCCCGAACACTTCGCAGGGTAAGAACGAGGTTCACGACAACGGCGGCGATGAGGCAGAGAGCGGAGGCTAATTGCGTCCAGTGGAGCGAGTTCATGGTTTTTTCTTCTCCAGCCCGGCGACGGGCGGCGTCGTTCCGAAGACTGCGCCGCACGACGCGCAGAAGACGATCCACAGCGGCGACTCCTCGCTGCGCCACACCCCCAGCTCCTCCACCGTCGACTTGCATTCGGGGCAATGCGGGCGCTTCGCGGCCACCACCGCCGCGCGGCGATCCTTGATCTTGAGATCGGGCATCAGCTTGCGCAGCTCGCTGGCGTCCGAGACCGGAGTCTCCGAATAGGCGATGTGAATGGTCACCTTCGCGGGCAGGCCTTTGGCCCATGGCCCGTCCTTGTCGTTGAGGTTGATCTCGATGGGCTGGCGCTCCGTGGTCAGGCGGTGGATGTTGCCCGGCTCCAGAATGCAGAGCAGGAATTTGCTGTGCTCGTCTTCGCCGTACAGTTTGTTCATAGTCCGATGTCCTTTTTCAGAATCGCGTGGGAATAGGGCATGAGCGCCTTTTCCATGAAACGGTGCGCCACCTTCGCGGTGAGGAAGTTGGTCTCTTCCAGTGAGCCATCGGAGCCTTTGAGGATGATGTGGTCGGCGGCCATGACGGCGTCGTCGATAATTTCCTGACGGCGCACCTCGCGGAACAGCTGCTTATCTTCGTCGTCCAGCTCAGGCATGCTTTTCTCCCTCCTGCTTGGCGATGAATTCTTTCAGGGTCTTGACCATATCGTCGCGCTGGGCGCTCGAAATGTAGAACATGTTGCCGTGCTCGCCGTAGTCGAAGATGAAAAGCGCGAAGCCGAAGCCGGGCGGCATCTCTTCGTCGATGGCTCCCGCGATTACACGCAGGGCGCGCTCCGCTCCCGCGTGATGCACTTCATAGCCGGGCAATTTTGTATTGACAGGATTGTCCTTATCCTTACTCACTGCTCAAACCTCCCGCCTTCTCATCCTGCTCACGACTCGCACCTCCACCACGTGCCCGGTCATGGGCGAAATGGCGCGCACCGAATGTTCCTCGCACTCATCGCAGGTGAAGGCAAATTTCTTAAACTGCGAGGACCAGATTACAAAGACCTTGTGCCCATGGGGGCAGGTGATGTAGTTCGCATTCTCGCGTGCTCCGGCTGGAATTTCACTCATGCGACGGGCACCAGCGTCCTTACTCATTGAAAAATGGTTTCCTTTGAAAAATGATTTCCTTCCCGATTCGGATTCCAGTCGCGAGCGAGGCCCACGGCTCGACTGCGGTCTGCTCATGGTAGTCATTCCACGTCACGATCTGGATGTAGGTGCCCGCACTCATGTCGCGGCCCCAGAACATCTGCCCGCCCTTCGAGGCGACGAGGCGCACGGGCTGCGACTGATTCCAGCACTGCTTGTTTCGATCCTCTCCGGTGCCGTCGTCGAACTGAATGTAGCCGCACGGCAACTGCGTCTTGTTGGGCTTGGGCGGAATCAGGTTCCAGTCGTAGTCAACGTCCTTTTGCCAGTACTGGATGCCGGGCACGGCAGCGAGCACCTTGTCCTTGTTCGCGCCCGTGTTGAAGTCGAGCACAGGCTTGCCCGGCAGGTAGCAATCCATGTTGAGCAGTTCCTGCGTGTCGGGATTCTTCAGCGCGTCGATCATGGCCTGCGACTTGTCGGCGGTATTCTTCGTGGTCCATGGGTCGTAGCAAAGCGCGAAGGGCATCCCGGTGGCGTTGCACGCCATGCCCATTCTGCGCGAGGCTTCGTGCATGAAGGGCGACGCGGTCGGCCCGTAGGTGAGGCCGATTACGCCCGCGCCCTCGCCGCCGAATGCGCGCATGCATTGCAACTGACGGGCGATCACGTCGGGGTCGGTTGAGATATAGCCCTCCAGCGTCTGATCTGCGGTCTCGCCGTTCTTGCCTGCCCAGCCGACCCAATGGAACAGCACAGGCTTGCCTAAACTTTCGCGTAAGGTTTTCATGCGATCCTCCTCACCACAGCTGCCCGTATCTCCTCAGTCTGCGGGCGAACAAGCCGAGCCAGCCAATCGCAAACCCGATGCGCAACCACTCCTCGGCGAGCAGTTTGATCCCGATTACGCCTGCCAGCCAGCACATCGCCTCGATGCAGACAATGTGAAGCACCCGCACCGTGGTTTTCACCGCGCAGGCACCAGCAGGATCGCTTCCTCGTACATCGCATTCAGCGCGGTGAGCGCTTCCGCTCCCTGCTTCTCCGCCACCTCGCGCAGCATGGGCATTCCGGTATCAATCGAGTGCATAACCTCGGCGCGCGTGGCCGGACGCCCTTCGCAAAAATAGAGCACCTCGACCGGAGGGCCGATGCGGAACAGCACTCCATTCGGGTCTTGGTGCAGCCGATAGTAAGTCGTGATCCAGACCATGGCCACGCCCGGATTGCGCGTCAGCATGCCGGGATGCACCCGAATTTCCTCGGGCATGGGCAAATCGTTTTCCCGGCGCTCCACTTTCGGCTTGGTGAGGAAGGGGCAGGCGCGCGCGGAAAATTCGGCGCAGGCGCGATGCGCCGGAGGCTCGCCCGAGGTGCGGTTGACGGCGCACATGGGGCCGATGGTGAAGGCCAGAAATTTTCCCAGCGGGCCGCCACACACCCAGCACAGCTGTTCTTCGACCGCGCGCTTCATCTTGCGGGAATCGATCACGCGAAAGTCGGGATAGTCGCCGGGCAGGACCCCGTAATCGAGCTTGGCCTTGCTGCCATCGGCGTGGAACCACTGCACAAACCACGGCACGGGAAAGCCGCGCTCGTCGATGGGGCGCGCCTTCATCTGGCCGGGCAGCGGGGGCAGCGCAGGATGTAGAGTCTTCGCCAGACGGGCCGAGACCGATTGCGTTTTGTCGGGGGGATCGAAGTAACTCATATTCCGCTCCGGGTATCTTCCGCTCGCCACTGTCCCGACTTCGCCCAGAATTTTCTTTCGTCGGCGCGCATCAAGAGCAGGTGAGCGATGACCTCGTCGGTGGGAATCATCAGCCCGACGTGGGTGCCCTGATAGTAGCCCATGGGATGCAGGCAGAGGGCACACAGCACCTTGCCATTTTCCGCATGCTGGCCGTGAAACGAAACTGCCAGCGTGGGCAGGCCCTTGCGAAAAAAGTACCAGACATCGGAGCGCGGCGAGCGCTCGGGAAAAATGCCGGAGAGCACATAGCTGTCAAACTGCGATTCCGAGATGCGGGCGCGCAGCGATTCGAGGGCCTTCATCTCCGCCTCGGCACGCTGGTGGGCATGGAAGCGCACCTGATGCCCGGTGATGAGCTTGCGCAGGCGTGTGCCCGCATCGTACTCGGGCAGCGCCATCGGTCCCTTCTCGGTCTCGACCACGGCGATAGTCTGATCGCCCAGCATGTGCCACGAATTGCGCACCCGGAGATGGGAGCGCAGCAGGTTGCCTTCGAGTTCGGTGCGCTCCGCCCGGCGCTGGGCCTGATTCATGTGAAACAGTTCGGCCAGCGGCACCCCTGCCGCCATCACCAGATCGGGAGCCTCATTCCCGTCGCGGCGCACGATGGGGATAGGGACGCCGGAGAGAAAGCCGTGCTCCTCGGCAATCTGGTTGATGGCGGCATGCGCCTCCTCATAGCTGACCTCCACGCCCTGCGCGGTGCGGAAGGCCATCAGGGTGAGGTAATTCTGGATGGCGTCGGAGAGGTCCTGCTCCGCGATAGTGACGCCGCAGATGACCTTGAGCTGTGCCATGCGATCCGCGATGATGTCATCCTCGGCGTCGAGGACGGCTTCGAGGGCGGCCTGCTTCAGGGCGCGCCTGCGGAACGCGCGGTCCCCGAGGCGCTGCATCTGGCGGGCGCTGCGGAAGCCGAGGCGGGTAGCTTGGGCGGCAGAAATGTCGACCGGAATCGAGGCCATGACATCACCTCGATCCGCCCGCGACCGGAGCCACGGCGGTCACCTTCGCGCTGGCGGCATCCACCCGGCAATAGGCGCGCTCCGCCTCTTTCACCGTCATGCGGTCGACGGCTGGAGGCAAATTTTTGGGTTTGCGCCCGGCGCGGCGGGGGCGCTCGACGATCAGCTGATCAGTGTCCTTGTCGTAGCCTGTGAGCCGATAGGTTTCCTTGCCGCGTTCGAGGAAGATCGCGCACTTCTGCTCGCAGAGGGTTTTCAGCAGGCGCTCGACTTCATTTTTTCCTGCGGCGACCGAGGTGTCGATTTTCTTTTTCTTGTCGCCGTGATGGATGTGCAACAGCTCGACTTCCATGACTCAACTTCGCTTTCTCTGGCGCTGGGTAAGTCCGGCCTGTGCGCGGGTCGGTCCAGTCGAAACCGAATTCGTGATTGATCGCGCGCGCCACGCCGTACAGTTTTTCTTTTCGCCTCTGCCGCCACAATTCCACCATGGCGACGAACTGCCACTGGCTGCCACCCGGCAGCTTCAGGAAGTCGCGATAGAGGCGGGCAGGGGTCATGCGCGGGCCTCGCCCAGCGTCATGATGCCGTCCGCCTCACGGATCACGCCATGGCGCTTCATGGTCGCCAGCGCCACCGTGATCGCATTCTTCTTGCCGGGCTTGACCTTGAGCAGGGCCGCGTTCACTTCGGCGCGAGGGGTGGGACCTTTGGCCAGCAGGCGGGTGGTTTCGTTCTGCCAGAAGCCTTTGGGCAGTATGTTCCCGACGCGCGGGTTCAGCTTCGGACGGCCCACAGGCCGGGCGTCGCCCTTGCGCACTTTCACGCGGCGCAGCATCTCCTTCGAACGCTCCTCCGGCGTCATCCCGGCCCAGTAAGTTTTCTGCCCGTGCGCTTTGGCGATGGAGTGCGAGCGCGAGGCGGGCTTGAAGCTCTGCAGCGGTCCCTTGTGCCCGCCGAGCGCCGCCTTCTTGGCCAGCCGCCAGCGTTTGCGTTGCGCCTTCGCAATCGCGGCGCGAGCCTCGACACTCAGTGCGCGCTTATAGCGTGGGCGAACATGAATCTCCTCCGCGCCAGCGGCGAGTGCATATCCTTCGGCGGCATCTCCCCGCACTTGGGACACACGTTGGTGATGGTCCAGCCCGTTCGTGTGCGCCTCAGATTTTGAAAGAAGAAACCTTCCCAGCCAGTTTCCAAGTTCTGTCGCAGAAACGATACTGCCTGTCGCTGCTGCGATGGTTCGTAACTCTTCTTCGGTACGGCGGCAAAGGTAGCCTGTTGCGAGGCCCGCCTGAAGATGGGGATTACTTTGTTCGTGGCCATTCACATTTCTCCTCACTGATTTGATTTCCTTTCACGGGAAGTTAGACTCCGGGGTCTGAAGCTTGCATTTTTCTTACTCCACCGTTTGTTTCCTGTCAAGAACAAAGGCTGGCTCCTCGCGCCACTCCAGCTGGCTGAGGCTGACATACTTGCCCGCGACCCGCGCCCAGCGGGTGGGAAAGACCCGCACATCGACGTGCAGGGAGCCATCGTCATGCGCCCCGATGCCGCCCGCGCGGAACTCGGGCACGCTCTCGGCAAGGGCAAAAGCCTCGCGCTGGGTCTTGCCGGGAATCTTCAGGTCTGCCGCCCGGCCCTGCGCGTGGGCCAGCTTGGGAAAGCCGCGCGGCTGGCTGCGATTGTACTTGCTGCAGCGGTAGCCGGAGAGGATTTCAAGGCCTGCCCCCTCGGTCAGGTTCCACAGCCTGAGCAGCGCGGGGACGAGGCGCACATCGAGATCACACTCCCCGCAGCAGGGGCAGGTGAGGCGGACCAGCAGGGCACGATACTCGGGCCGGATAGGGAAGCCACACTCGCAGCCGTAAGGGCAGCCGAGGCGGCCCGGCTCGACCTGCTCGATATTGCGGCCACACTCCCGGCAGGTGATGTCGAGCTTCGTCGTCGTCATGACGTGGCCTCCGCAGGGGGCGCGAGGTCAGGATGACGCTCCCGCCATGTCAGGGCCATCTGCCGCAGATGCTCGGCGTGCGGCCCGGTGAATTTCAGGCGCTCAATACCTAAATCCTTGTTGGACATCAGCAACGCGCAGATGCCGCACACCGGGCCGACGTTGCCCGCGCTGGAGTGATAAGGGCTGAGCAGGGCCATGGGATAGCGCCAGTGACAGCTCTCGCATTTTGTCGAGGGAATCCGGCTCATCATCATCATGATCAGCGATGCCTCCTTAAAAAATTCCGCAGGGCCAGCAGATGCCGGGCACACTTTTCCGAGCAGGCAATTTCCTCTTCATGCCCGCCGAACAGCAAAGCGTGCTCGCGCTTGACTATGTCGGTGCAGGCGCACTCCCACTCCCTGCCGCAGGCCGGGCAGGTGTGGGTCATTTCAGTCTTTCCTTCCCGGCTTTGGAAAAGCGTAGCCCGGCTGCGATGAGGGCATCGGCAAAATCGGTCCACCCCAGATCGAGGGCAGCGCGAGCCAGATTTCGGGAACGCGCCTGATCCAGATTCTCCTCGGCGATGCGTTCCATCACCCGGTAAAAAAACTTCAGACAGCGGCGCGATTCCTGCATGCTCCCGCTCACTCCGCCCTCCCATTGATCAGCGGGGCGCTCGATCCTGCCACCCGGCGCACCCGCTCCGCAGGCCGGGCCACGCCGCCATCGTCCGGCAGGGGCCACTCGTTATAGGCCGCCGCGAAATCGCGCAGCAAAAAGACCAGCTCCTCATCCGCCATGCGCTTGAGGGCAGGCAGGCCACCGATGCGGTCGACGGCATAGCGCACCCGCGCCGAGAGCCGGGGGAAGCGGTTATCCTCGCGACGGGCGCGCATGAGCTGCGCCCACGCCTCGGAGACGGTTAAAGGTTTCGGTCCTTTCAGGTTTCGCGGCGTCAGGTTCAGGGGCGGCTTCGCTTTCGTCATAATAGACTCTCCTTGTCTAAAAGTCGGTTCCTTCTCCCATGCGGGGCTGGAAGATGCCATGCTCGCCCAAGAAAGTCACGGGCACGCTGCCCACCGGACCCTCGCGCTGTTTACCGATGATGATCTCGTCCTCACAGGTGAAGGCCGAGGTCTGGCGGTCATAGCGGCGGTAGATCAGCAGCACCACGTGGGCATGCCCTTCGATGTCGCCTGACTCCTTGAGATCGATCATGGTGGGGCGGTCGTCGAGGGAGAGCGGCCTGCGCAGCTGCGAGAGCAGCAGCACGGGCACGCCCGTATCCTTCGCCAGCACGCGCAGGATGTTGGCCGCGTTGCCCACCGATTCGCGGCGATCCTTGCCTTCGGCGTGGATGAGCTGCAGGTAATCGATGACAATCAGGCGGATGCCACGGCGCTGGATGGCCATGCGGGCGCGGGCGGCGATCTCGGAGGCCTCCAGTGAAGCCGAGTCGGCGATGTAGAGCGGCAGGCGGCGCAAGTCCTCGGAGTAGTCATAGACTTCCTGCCAGCGCTGGCCGGGACTGGCCAGCACGCCGGAGCCGAACTTGATGCGCAGCAGCCTGCGGAAGATGGCCGCGCGGGTCATCTCCAGCGATACCAGATAAACCGGGAAGCCCTTGCCCACAACGTGCAGCGCCACCTGTAAGCCGAAAGCCGTCTTGCCCCGTCCCTGCAGCCCGCCACAGACCCACAGCTCCTCGGGATTGATTCCGGTGGTAGCCAGATCGAGGTCCGCGAGCGAAGTGGGCAGCCCCTGCTGAGCCTGATCCCCATTGAGCCGATCCGCCATGGCCTGCATGGTAGGAGGCTGAATCTCGGCGAGCGAGTAATCGCGCGCTTCCAGCTTGTTCGCCTCGATGTTCGCGATCCCGTCGAGCAGCTCGTTGCGCACCCAAGCTTCGTCCTCGCCTTCCGCCAGCCGGGTGTTGGCCAGCTCTACCGTCTTCTCGAAGCGCCGCTGATTGGCGGCGTCGCGCACCTTCCCCGCCAGATATTTGATCCTGCCGCCGACAGGCGCGCCGTCCATCGTCCGGGCCAGCGTCGCCACCCCGTCCGCCTCCTTGACCCCGGCGCTGACCATCTCATCGAGCAGGCCCAGCGTCTGAATCGGCTCGCCTCGGGCCTGCAGCTCCGTCATGGCCCGCCACAGCGCCCGGCAGTCCGACTGAATGAAATCGTCCGACGTCACCCCCGCCGCAATCGCCTCATCCACCCCGTGCCCATAGTCCGTCACCAGCAACGCCTCCAGCAGAGTCTCCTCCCATGTGCTGTTCATACGCCTTCTCCTCGCGCGCGGGCTTCCTGCGCCCGCCGAATCTCTGCCGGGTTGGGCGGCGTGACCGCCTTCCCTGACTCCGGCTCCATCTCCACCCGGTTCTTCTCAAACGTCACCATCGATCCCTTCCAGCTTTTCATCGGATTCTTTCCCACCCGCCCCCCGTTCGAGTCGTAGTGACCCAGCCAACCCTCCAGACTGAACCTGTACCCCTTCGCCCGGTGGTGCTCCCTCGCCTTCGCCACAAACTCAGCCCGGCCCGGATGATCCTCCGCGACCCAGCCCTCGGAGTCCCGCTTTTGTCCCTGTTTTGTCCCAGAGGCCCGATCCGGACTCTTAATCGGACTCTTGAATGACCCCTCAAATGACCCCCAAAGTAGCCCCACCGCGAACGCCCGCATGCTCAACCCTCGACGCTTTGCCTCCGCCTTCAGCCACTGCTTCAGCTCGCCCGGCAAATTGATCCGCATCGTCTCCATAGCATTTTTTCTCCAGAATTTTTTAAAATTTTGAGACTCCCAACCCTCAGTTTTGCAACAACTTGCATACGATTTTTCGTATACGGTGGAGAGTGGAGGAGGTTAAATTTAAACAGGCCGCCGCCCGGCGTTGGGGGTGACGGGTGGGTCGGGTAATGGCGGAGGGTCGGACCCCTCAGCGAAAATCGAGGATTAGACGCGATGCGCCTGCCATGCGCGGCTGCGAAGGGTTCGGAGCGAACCCCCGACACTAGCGTATCGAAAGGACTTATGGCCAAAACGCGCGGCACTGGACACAATTCAGACATGCCAAAGCCTCACACAGTCCGGGCACCTGCGGGCGCGCATCTCGGTCCCGATCCGCACAGGCTCCCAGCCCTCATAGCACCTCGGGCCGCCACAGGTTGCCCGTGCTTCGAGGCGCTTGTCGCCTAGCCTGCTATCCCCTTGCGGCACATACTCATAGCGCGCATCGAAGAACCAATCGTTCCAGTCCTCGGGAGGATTCTCAGCGCCGATAAGTGCTGCCTTTGCAGTAAGTTGCTGGGCAGATGCCTCTAGACTGAAGTTTTTGGTCCTCGCCCTGACCTTGAGTGTGTCAGTAACTATATGTAGATTCAATGAGTTAGGAGGGATTTGAAGCAGCGCGATCATCTTCCTAGCAATTTCGTCGAGTGCTCCGGACTGAGCGCGACGGTTTTCCTCGCTGGGAGCATAGCCTTGAGGGTCGGCATCCTCAGCGCTTTCCGGCAGTGCACCGTGTGTGTATAAATCTTCTCTACTCTTACCATAGAGAGTACTTACTCCAATTCCAATTCCAATTCCTGTCGGCACTCGTACCTCACTAGTGTCGTCCGAGTGAGGTACCAGTGCGTCACTAGTGCGTTCCGAGTGAGGTCCTAGTGAGGTACGTTCCTGCAGGAACATTCGACCATTACTTTTAGCCAGCTCCATCTTGCAGTTGGCACACAAGCAGATAACCGCGTCCGGACCTTCGGAAGGCGCAGGCGGAGCAGTGCAGTGGGAAGGCTTGCGCACGTACTGGTGATCAAGGAAATGAGGAATGCGCAGGTAGCGCTTGCGCTTCACCTCGTAGAGTTCAACGACGCCGACCTTCGCGAGTTCGCCGACGAGGTCATCGATAGTGCCGGGAGTGATCTCGGTACCGTCGCCGGGGAAAACTTCCATCATGATGCGGGCAGGGTTGTAACGCCTGCGCCCCATGTCCTCGGAGAAACACAGCAGGCCGATGAACAGCAGACGGGCAGGAATGGAACACTTCGCCAGCTTCTCGTCGGTGAATAACTCGGGTTTGACAGTTCTGTAGCGTGCCACTGGCCCTCTCTTCAGAGTTGAGAAAAAGGCAGGCGACGCGCTGATCTCGCTTTGCACGCAAGTCAGGCGTCGCCCTCGTTCAGTGGTCCGCGACGAGGCGAGAAACGATTGCTCTTGCCCAACCGAGCTATCACCTTCGATTCGGCAAGTCGCCGAGTGAGGCTATCACCTCTCACCCGGCAGGTGTTCTACGCTGGGAAGCAGAAGAACCCCGACACACTACACCCTGAAAAAGAGAATTGTCAAGCAGGCAGGCTTCTAACGCGCGGCGAGGGGCTTGCGGTAGAGCTTCGTGCCCTGCCGGGGATTGAACAGCACTGCCCCCTTCATCACCTTGCACGGGGGAAACTCGACCCCAAAGTACACGTAGCCGGGTTCCTTCCAAGTCACCTCGATCACCCGGCCATGCGCGTCCACACACCAGCCGTGATGCACCGGGATGATCACGCCCGCATAACCTTCGACGTAGCGCATGCCGTGCTCGATGGCGTACAGCGCCGCATTGCGAAAGCAGGCCTGCGGCAGGGCATGCTTCCACGGGTGCACGGTCGCAGGCGGAGGGTAGAACTGGCCCTCGCGCAGCAACAGGTCGGCAGGCCCCTTGTAGTGCCAGCCCGGCAGCACCGCGCGGCGAGCCGCATCGGCATCGAGCGCAATGCCATGCGGCAGGCACAGCCCGCAGTCGCGCAGCAATTCGAGATACCGCTTCAGCTCGCGCTCCGCTTTGGTCACTTCGCGTCCTCCTTCGGGAGCCGGGTCAGCAGCGCCGCCATGTAATCGCGGCGGTGTTCCCAGTAGCGCGTGAACTCGCCCGGAATGGCCTCAGGATGATCGCGCAGCGTGGCCTCCGCGCTATAGCGCAAGGCCTCGATGAGCTTGGGATCGTGCGGCGTGATCATGGCCTTCAGGTTGGTCGTCGCCAGATTGTGCCACGGCTCGCCCTCGCGGTACAGGATGTCGTCGGGCAGGTAGCCTGCCGACTTCCATACCGTCCATTCAATCGACACCAGATCGAGATCGAGATCAAAGCTGTAGGTGAAGTCGGAGCGGTTCAGCACCGACCCGGCGAGATGATGCTGCGCCTCGAAGCACACCGTGTGCGTCGCATCCTTGCCGACCTCTTCGTCGATCCCGCCCGAGCCGCAGCGCACCCCGCCAAACAGCGGTACGAAATTCGAACTGGTCACCTTGCCCGCAAAGGTCGCATAGAAGCTGGGATAGCCTCCATCGCCGTGCAGCGTGAAGCGTAACTCCACAACCTGCGGCGGGCACTCGACCGTCTTATGCCATGCCGCGCACTCGTAATGCTGGGTGAAGGATTTGGTGCTGCGCAGGGCCACCCGGCCCAGAATGTAACTGCCCTTGCCATTCGACTCGATTCGTTTCATTCGCTGTGCTCCTCTCACAACTCAATAATAGACGCAATGCGCCTGTGTGTCAAGGGGAAAACTTAGCTGGTCACCTCCGTTCCCGTCACTACTTCGACGTTGGCGATGGCGGTCCAGTGGGCCGTTCCTGCCGCATCCTTGATGCCTACGCGCTTGCCCCAGCGCCCGTCACCAATCCAGATGCATTCGCCCGTGGTGCCCTTCGGCACCTTGCGCCCCTTGACTACCTTGAGCATCTTGCCCCGCGCCGGGCGGGCTGCCTCCTCCGCCATCCGGGCCTCGCGATACTTGCGGGCTTCTTCGGCTTCCCATGCGCTGTACTTGGCGAGCACTTCCGGGCTGGCATCGACTCGCGAACCCATGCAAGGGTAGGACCAGCCGCGCGTGGAGGCGAACTCGATGGACTCGGGCTTGCCCAGTTCCTCGTTCCAGACGACCATGTAAAAGTCGGAATCGTTGTAGCCGTTGCGCTCGTATTCCTTCACGCACAGGCCGACGTGCGAATCGTACAGCCACAGGTCCATCTTCTGCCCGCTGTACTCTTCCAGCTTGCGCACGTTCACCGCATCGGCTGGGATGTCTTCCGCTTTACTTCTCATGTGGATGATTGGCATTTTCGCTGTGCTCCTTTGTCCATCTTGAGAATAGACGCGATGCGCCTATAGAGTCAAGAAGTCTTTGGTAACCTATTCGCGCGCCCAGTACGTCATAGTTTCGTGGAGCACTGAGGCTGCAGTGGGATCAGTCGGAGGGATCACACCGCTGCTCCCGAGAAAGCGGTAGTAGTAATCGTCGCGGCGAGCGCGGGCGAACAGTTTGTCAACGGCTTCCTGCTCGCTGGCTGCGGCGATGTTGGCGATTACTTCTCTGACCTCGCCCGTGGCCCCATTCAAAACTTGCGCCGTGATTTTCATCAGCGTGCCCCCGCGAGCCGCAGGAATCTGTCGGGATCGAAGGCAGGCGACTCGCTCAGGTTGGCGGCGAGGGTAAAGGCCACGGCCTTCACAGTCTTGCGCTCGGTCGGGTTGATGGCTGCGCGTAAGGAGTCGGAGAGTGAGCGGGCGATTAAATCAAAGTCTTCGCGTTTCATCAGAACAGTTCCCCCTGTGGGCCATGGCCCCGGAATAGTGGTGACAGCGTTTCGATTGCGCCTGCTTTCGCTTCGATGCTGGCCTTCGGCTTGAGCAGTTCGGCGCTCAGCTGCTCGCCCTGCTCGGTGGCCATCACCGCAGCCCGTTCGCCCTCGACCCGTTCAAAGCCCGGCAGAGGGATGTCGGCGATCCAACCAGCTGCGCGTTGCTCAGCCAGTTTCTCGGCGAGGGTGAGACGTGAGGCGTGTTCATAGTGCGGTGCGCAATAGATCAGACCCGGTAGCGCGGGCGCTTTGCAAAGGATGCATTTCATCTTTTCACCTCGATTACAGTATAGGCGCAATGCGCCTATTGTGTCAAGCGGAAACTTTGCGCCATGCGCGGTTGAGGATGCGGTCGGCCATGCGGCTGGGGAGGAAACTCTGCTCTTGCAGCCAGAGGATCAAACGCGCTGCCCGGTTCTGCAAGGGAGACATCCAGCGCTGCCCCTGCCAGTTGTGGGCCGCGAGAAAGGCCATATCGCGCCCGCTGCCCAGTTCCCGCTCGCCGAGGTCCCGCGCCTGCTCGCGTATGCGCTGCGAGAGCCGCTCTGCCCGCTCCCGCAGGTTGCGGGAGAATTCCTGATATTCGCTGAACGTCATGGTGCCGTAGGTTGCTGCCGCCATCACATCACCTCCGCGTAATTTCGGTACACCACCCGGCGCTCTATCGGCACGGGCACTGCACTGCTGAAAAAGTCGAGAATCATTTCGATGAAGTTTGCGAACGCGATCATTACCGCACCTCCGCAGGGCTGACAGGCTTGGCGGGCCGATAGAACCGAATCACGCCCTCGACTTCGAAATCCACACTATTGCAGCGCGGGCATTGCGGATCAGGATTGGAGTCGGAGACCCGGAAGGCCTTGCCGCATTCGTTGCACTTGAGAGCCATCTTGGCCATTTGTTTCCTCCTTGCTACACTCTGAGAATAGGGCCAATGCGCCTATTTGTCAAGAGAAAAGAATTTAATTTTAGGGCTTGACAGATGGACGCAATGCGCCTATTCTGTTCTTGGGTGAAAACAATGGAACTTAAAAAACGAATCAACGCAGAGAAACGAATCGCCCGGCTGACGGTGGATTCGCTACTGCGGGCAGGCTTTGAATTGGCCATCAATAACGGCGGCGATGAGATGGAAGTAGAGCGCACCTCGGACGAGCGCAAGCTCTACAAGGGGCTGCAGGCGACCGACGAAGACGTTCTGATCACGTACCGCGACGGCAAGCGCGCGGGCTATGCGCAATTCGTTTACGGCAATGACGGCTTCGATGTGCTCGCGGATTACACCATCAACCTCGAAGAGTGGATTGGCGCAGGCACCGAGGTCGATCAGCTGTGCCGCAAAATCGAGGCGCAGGATGCGGGGATCAAGTACATTCCGCGCCCGGCCTGCCAAGTCTTCGCGATGTGCACTCACGAAGCCACCACCAAGATGCCGCACCCAGTGCTGGGCGAAGTTCCTGCCTGCCTGCGCTGCGCCAACAAGATGAAACGACTGGAGGCGAAGTAAAATGCCCAAGTTCCAATATCTCACCTGCTGTGTGAACTCGACCGCTGAGGCCATCAACGCCATGACCGACACGGCCCGCGAGATCACTTTCGGCACTTTCGCCCGGCACTGCGATTGGCGGGAACTTGCCAGCCAGATGGGATACCAGCGCGGCGGCCTAGTTCTCTCTCGGGATTGGGCTGTGAGCTACTACCGCAGCACCTACAAGGGACGGCCTTGCTACTACATGGTGCACTCTTGCATCGAGTATATTTTCGCTTGACAAATAGGCGCATCGTACCTATACTGGAATTGTAGTCGAGAGGAGCACAGCAAATGTTAAGCACCCCGATCAAGCGCGTAAAGGATACGATTTTCGTCCCGCTGCCACGGGAATTGTGGCGGGAAATTCCGGGCGGCTGCGCCTGTGACTACTGCTCGGACAATGGCAAGAGCCACTCCCCAGCGTACTGGGACACCTTAGCTATCGGGAAATATCCGCCCACTGATCACCGCCCGGATTACACCACCACCGTGCACTATCCCGAGTTACACGGCAAGCGACCGAAAGCGAGGAAAGTATGAGCTGGCGCGATTTGCCCCTGACGGAAGAGGAATATTTCGATTTGGTACGCGAGGAGCAGAGCTTTCCCATGAGCATCGCGGATGAGGATCGCGAGTTTGCCAGTCGCAAGGGGGCTGAGCATCCAGAGCAGGCTTGGATTCTGAGCGACCGTGATGTGTGGTACGCGAACCCGGCTTACACCGGGCCGCGAGTGCCGCATCCGGAAGACTACGAAAGCGAGGCATAACATGGAAAACTCGAAAGTGGTGACCGTGACCGACGCCGAGTTTGCTCGCATCCGCCACGGGGACAAGGTGACCATCCTTGTGCCCGCAGGCATCGGGCGCGAGGGGCAGGAGTGGAAGCAAGCGACCGGGCGCGCGGTGATGCGCAGCGCGCACGGGGGCTGGGTCCTGAACATGGGCGGTGCACATGGCACGCCCGGCATTGCAGACCTCTCCAATACAGTGGCGGTGCACTTCGGTCGAGGCCCCCGACCGCGAAAACCTGTTGACAAATAGACGCGCTATGTCTATTCTTGAATTGGGGGAAACAAATGAAAAACTTGGCCATCCGCCTCAAGGATTCCGAAGGCCGCGAGTACCGCTGGAAAATCGAGCGCGTGCCGCGCGCGGTGAACGTGATACTCGGGCACAAGTCGCGCATCGTGTCCGGCTGGAACTACATCGATCACGACGGCTATGTCCGGTTCGCCGAAGGCAACTGGAATGATCTGGTTTTCCACTTCAAAATCACCGCCGAGAACTATGGCTTAGAGCTGATGTCCGAATTGAGTTGATAAATTCTGAGTACAAGGAGCACAGCGAATGACCGATAACACTCTGAATCTCGAACAGATGGCCACAATGCTGTTTTACGCGGGTATCGTGCTCAGCACTTTCGCCCTGTCAGCCATGATCAAGTATCGCAGGCTGGCAGCGTGATTCACGACTGCAGCTATTACGCGCGCCGGGCCGAATTGCTCGCCCAGCTGGAAGAGATTGCAGGCCGCCTGTTGCGCGAGGACGCGATCCTCGACTGGCAGTTGGCCGATGCGATGCACTACGGCAAAGCTTGGACCGACCCGCGCACCGGAGTCACACACTTTCCACCGAGGAGGAGTTAGATGGCAAAAGGCGGGCTATCGAATCAACTGCTGGGCAAGATGATTGTGCCAAAACCGGAGTATGGCAGCACTGCCAGCAAGGACGATGTAAACGGTCGCATCTGGGTTGGATTGCGGCCCAACCTCAGCGGCGAGATGCTGGCGACCATCGACGCGGCGTGGGTTGACGGCGCGGAAGGCATCAAGCTGGCGGTGCACGACGTTCACGGCAATACCAGAGAACTGTACCTGACACAGGTCAGGCTGAAGGGGGAGACATGCTGAGGGAAATCACCAACTGGAGCGACCTGCAGAAGGCATTGCGGGCACGCAAAGTGCTCATCCTGTACTGCGAGGACTGCAAGCACGTCTGGATTAGCGAAGGCAAGGAACTGCCGCAGAGATGCGCCCGCCGCACCTGCCGGGCGTGGGCGAATTCGCCCCTGCGCGACGGCCAAGTCGGGAGGCCTGCTGTAGAAGAAACTTCTTGACAAATGGACGCGGTGCGTCTATTCTGTATCTGTAAGGGAAAGGGGCACAGCGAATGGGATTCGTAACTTGTGGGATGCACGGCGGGGGGCGCGGCCCGCGATGCTGCTGGCGCTGCGATCATTGCCCCAAGTGCCACCCGGAAATGGGCAGGCTGTTGCGCGGCGATTACTGCAAGGCCTGCACCGCGAAAAACAAGGCCGAAGGTATGGTCTGGTCGGAGTACTACAAAAACTGGGTTAAGCCGGAGCACGACCGGGCAGCGACCGGGCAAGCACAACTTTTCTAAACCTGAAAGGAGCACAGCGAAATGTCTTACAGCGGATTCATGAAAAAGGCTCTGATTCGCGAGGAGGGGTATCCGGTGGGAGTTCCCGCACCGATGTACCTCGTCTGCATCTGCGGCAAAAAGGTTTCCATGCCCGAGCGCGGCGGGGTTTTCTGCGAATGCGGCACCGAGTACAGCGCGTCTGGCTGGATCGTCAAACGACCGGGCGAACCGAAGACCATCAAAACTCGCAAGCAGTGGGGCGAGAGCAGGCAGAACCTGAACGAGTTCCTGCAGGTCGGCGATCTAGTCGATGAGGACATGGCCGACTATTTCCTCTGTGTTCTGCCACCCGCCACCCATCTGAGCGCGCTGATTCAAGTCGGCGAACCTTACAGCCATGTGAATGGGAGGCCCACTTTCCCGACCATCAAGAAAACTGCCGAAGGCTGGCAGTATCGCGGGAACTGCCACATCCGGCAGACCTCGGAGCCAATCAAAAACTCTTGACAAATAGGCGCACCGAGTCTATTATTAAACTGTAGTCAACAAGGAGCACAGCGAAATGACCAGACGTGAGCGACTCGAACGGAAAATGGAGAAGCGGCTGGAGTGGGCGGACAAAGCTGAGGACCGCTCCACCAGCCTATCGAAGCAATCCCACGACATGATGTCGATCATCCCGATGGGTCAACCAATCCTCGTCGGCCACCACAGCGAGAAACGCGACCGCAATTACCGCGACCGGGCGTGGAATAAGATGGGCAAATCGGTCGAGCTGGGCAAACTGGCCGACCATCACCGCAGCGCAGCCGATGGGATCGAGCGGGCGCTGGATAACTCGATTTTCTCCGACGACTCCGACGCGGTCGAGGAGCTGGAGAAACGCATCGCGGAGCGCGAAGCTGAGCGCGAGCGCATGAAGCTGGTCAACAAGCTGTACAAAAAGGGCGATGCCGAAGGCCTCAAAGCTCTGGGCCTCGATCTCGAAGCGCTCAAGGTGAAGCTAGCGGCAGCAGGCAGCTACTGGGGCAAAGCGCCTCACCTGCCTTACGAACTCTCCAATCTGGGCGGCAGGATCACCGCAGACCGCAAGCGCCTCGAAGCGGTGAAGGCCCGGCAGAAGCGAACGGCAGACGCCGAGGCAGCGCCGGGCGGAGTGCTCATCAAGACGGGCGGCCACGGCAACAGCTGGGCGCAGGTCACCTTCGCCGAAAAACCGGAGCGTGAAATCCTGAACGAACTCAAGGCCGCAGGCTTCAGCTGGAGCGGGGGCAGCTGGGTGGGCTACGCCGAGAAACTGCCGGAGAGCGTGAAGGCTCTAGTGCCACCCGCAGCCGAGGCGGTAGCACAACCAGAACAAGCGGCGACAGAGTAAAAGTTTTCGCCGGGCACCAAAGAGCGAGAAAATTCCGAAAGGAGCACAGACGAATGCCAGTCCACAACGTAAGCGTAGGACGCAGCGGCGAGCAGTACAGCCTATCGTGGTCGTGGAAGCAGGATCACTACCACGTCTGGTTGCGCATCCCGAGCCTCGAAGTAACGCCCGCAATCGGGAGCGGGCGAGGTTACCCTGCCGTTTACAAAACGGTTCCGCCGACAGACAAGCACCCCAGAACCGGACGGTATCGGAACGAGGTCCGCTACCTCGATGCGAGGATCGCCAAGAACAAGGCCATGGTGGAGGATGCCATGGCCCAAGCCGAAGCTGGGCGGCTGTTCGAAAAGTGCGAGCGAAAACTTGCGCAGGAGGAGAAAGAGCGACTCGCACAGGCTGCCGCCGAATACAAAGTGAGGCTCGCGAAAGAGGCCGGGCCGCAGATGCTCATCGTCCTGAAAGCGATCAGCAAATTCTGGCAAGAGGGCGGGAACATCCATCCACTCTCGCCGGGCGCTCTGCTCCTCGAAGGCGAGGAGACTATCGCCGACGCGGTGAAGCTCGCGATCATCATGGCCGAGACGGGCGGAGCGGTGCAGCTGTGAGCGTACAGGTCACGAAGGCCACGAAGCTCAAGCCGAGAGCTGTCGGCCTGCGCCCGCGCTGCCTACACTGCAACCGCGAGCTGCGCCCGAATTACGGCTACGACGTGGAGCGCCCGTGGTTCAGCGAGGACTATGACGGCGCAAAGCGCCGGGCCTTCGAGCGCGAGCACAAGATTTTCAAAGGCACCTATGGCAGGTTCGGCAACAACCGCTTCTGTGGCCTGAATTGCGGCTACCAGTTCGCCCTCGCCCACACGAACCCGGCTCAAGCTATGAAGCCCTGAGGTATAATTGCCGCAATCCATTCACTAGACTACAAAAACGGGAAGAGGGCTTGACGGGGGCGATGACCTGTCAAGCCTTTTTTATTTCCTTTGCCTGCAACGCTGACCTCGCTCTAACCCGCATGAACAGGGCCTGAAACGCACATTCGCGAAAACGCGGGTGAGATAATGTTCTCAGGAGGGAACAATGGCAATGTGCTGCGGTGAGTGTCTCAACAAGCGAGTCGAGGTGGTCGAGCTGGTCAACGGAGTCTGTCCCAAGTGCGGCACAGACTATGCCGCGACCGCTGATGTGTTTAATATTCCTGAGCAGGACTGGAAGAAGAAGGGCGGCTGGAAGATCGCCAAGCGCAAAGGAGGTCGATAGAGCCATGGAGCACAGCGAGATTCTCAATTTGAGGGAGGGCACCCTTGTGCGGTATTACAAGAACGGCTGGCACGCCGCGTACTTCGAGCGCCCGGAGCCGCCCAAGCGCCCCAAGATCGCGGTTCTCATTCCGCCCATCGTGGGCAAGCGCCGCATCGAGATTCCCATCGCCGACGTGGAGGTGATCCAGCCGTGAGCGAATTTCTCCGGCAGACGTGGGCGCTGGAACGGGCGCGCTGGAGCCTGCTCTGGCATCATCCCGGCGCGGCGTTACTCTTGATGCTCGCCGCAGTGGTGCTGTATGTGGTCATCGTGGGCGCGGGCATGGCCTTCGAGATGTGGAGGCGGAGACCGTGACCCCGCGCCTGAGCGACATCCTTGAACGCCTGCAGCCCGTGGTGCGCGAGGAGATGCTCAAGGTCTGCGCACCCAACTGCTGCGTCGCGACCGTGGCCGTACTCTGCCGGGTGCTGCGGCATCATGGCTTTAACCCGCGAGGGCTGGCCGTCAGCGTGATCATCCGCAATCGTAGGTTCGTGGAATGCCGCGACGCAGGGATGGTCATTCCCGACGATAAGGAGGCCGTGCGCAGGTGGATGGAAGCGACGGGAGCATGGTGCCTCGGAATCGTGCCGGAGAGCGCGCTGGAGTCTCTGGCGCGCGGCTACCCCGCTTTCGGAGGGCACGTGGTCTGCCATGTGCAGGACGTGCTCGTCGATGCCTCGCTCTGTCAGGCTAACCGCCCTCAGAAGGGAATCGTGCTGCCCGACTTCCTCGCCTTCCCGGCTGCCCAGCGGTTCCTCGACCGCGAAGGAATGATTGTTGGCGAGATCGCCGGATGCGAAGTAGAATATCGGCCACTGCGCGATCAGTCTTGGAGAAAAGCGCCGGACTGGCAAGACGAGCGCCGCTATCGTCAGACAGTAAACGCGATTCTCGAACGGAGCGCAGCCAATGGAGGCTCAAAATGAAGTTCGCAGTTTTGCTTTTGCTCGGTCTCATGCTGCTCGCGACTCCAGTGCTCGCCAGCAGTGTGGACTTCAGCAATTCTGGGGGACCACTCACGGGCAGCAACGCCGGGCTGACCTTGAGCGGCTCCATCCTGACCAGCATCAACAGCGGGTCTTCGGGCCTGCTCACGGGTAACTTGGGCACGGTCAGCTTCTCGACCAACTCCCTGATCTCGGGCGACCTGCAGCACGGGGGCGTGTTCGATGCGGGCGGGTCTTTCAGTATCATCGGCAATGGCACAGACGGGATTCCCAACGGCGCAATCTTCACGGGCACCTTCAGTGAGCCAGCCACGTGGACGCTGATCACGCTCTCGAATGGAACGCACCAGTACACGCTCACAGCTGCGCTCAAGGGCACATGGTTCACCGGGATCACCGTGGAGGGCGCAACCGTGCAGCTGACCATGAACACAGGCACCGGATTCTTCAACGGCTCGGGGACGCTGGCTTCCGGCGACATCAACATCACGGGCCAGAATATCCGGATCACGCCGACGCCGGAGCCGGGCACCCTCGGGATGCTGGGCGCGGGCCTGCTCGCCATCGGCGGGCTGGTCCGGCGAAAATTGAAAAGTGTGATTTAAAAGTCACACTATGCGGTTCCATCTCACCATCATGCGGCCCCAGACGGATCGGGGCCGCTTCTTCACGCAGGCCTTCAACGAGGTGACCGAGACTCTCGCCTATGGCCTGCTCGCGCTGGGTCATCAGGTGAGTCACAAGGCGAACGGCTTTCTGGTGGGCGCGCAGAACATCGTGCTGGGGCCACACCTCGCCAGCAGCGAGACCGAATTCCCTGACGGCACGATCCTCTACAACCTCGAACAGATCGGCGGGCACCCTGCGGCGAACCTGTCGGACAAGCTGCTGCAGCGCTGCCGGGTGTGGGACTACAGCACGGCGAACATGAAGTACTGGCAAGAGCACGGGATCGAGGCCGAGTATGTCCCAGTCGGATATGTGCGCGAGCTGACTCGCATCCCGCCCGCCGCCCATCAGGACATCGACGTGCTTTTCTATGGCGTGCTCAGCCCGCGCCGGGCCGCGATCATCGAGCAGCTGAAGCAGAAAGGCCTGAACGTGGCCGCCATCCAAACCTTTGGCTGGCTGCGCGATAAAGCCATCGCGCAAAGCAAAGTCGTCCTGAATATGCACTACTACGATTCCCCGAAACTGTTCGAATGGGTGAGGGTGTCCTACCTGCTGTCCAACCTAAAAGCGGTAGTGAGCGAAATTTCTGATGACTTCCCGGAGGTGTTTACCACAGCACTGCGCAATGTGCCCTATGAGGACCTCGCAGAGGCCTGCCGCGATCTGGTGGCTAAGCTCCCTGAACGGCTCGCTTTGCAGACTTCCGGCTTTCAGATTTTCTCGCAAATCCGCGAGGTGGAAATCCTGAGGAAAACTCTCGCAGCATGCCCCGCCAAAACCATGCCCGGCATCCTCGCCGGATAGTGATTCCCCGCGCTGGGCGCGGTGTTCCGCGTACAAATCAAGAATTGCTTGACATGAAACGCGAGGGCGAGTAGGCTCACGGAATTCCGCGTTAGCCTTATCGGCACAGCCTACCAGCCAACGCCCGGACGATCCCGTTTGTGGAGTCGGAACGTCATGGCAGCCAGTACCTCGGGCGACCAGCCTCGCCTTGCTCAAATCGATTCAGCTGCTCCGGATGCGGAGTTGCGACATACCTTCATCGGAGGCAGCGAGGCCTTTGAGCTGCTCTATCAGTCGCACTACGGGCGGGGATGCGCGCGGGCGTTAGCCTATCGCAAGCTGCAGACCCCCGAAGACGTGCCCACCGCGACCGCCAAAGAGCGCGCGATTGGGATGCGCGGTATCCTGCATCGCGGGCACCTGCTCGAAGACCTTGCGGCCCGGCTCTACATGAACGCCACCGGGCGCTCCCTGCTGCGCCGGGCGCGGCTGGTGCGTCATCCGGACTTTCCCGGCGCAGCCGTCCACACCGACCGCATCGTCGTGGCCCTCGACGAGCGCGGCACAGGCGATGCCGAGATCAAGACGCACGGCGAAGGGCCTTTCCTGAACATTCTGCGCAACGGTCTGCCCACAGCGCACAGCCTGCAGCTGCAGTGGAGTATGTTCTGCACCGGGCATCAGTGGGGCGTGTTCATTGTGCTCGGCGTCTTCGGCGAGCTGCCCCTGAAGCATTTCGATGTGGCCCGCGATCCCGACGCCATGCTGCTGTTCGAGCACGCTGTACCGGAATTCTGGGCGCGGCTGAGGGCGGGCGACCTGCCTCCACAACTGCGCGATGCGGATGACAAGCGCTGCAAGGTCTGCCCCTTCCGGCTGACCTGTCGCGGCGAGACTCTCGACCCTGAGGAGTACCATCGCTTGCTCGCCGAGCGTGAAGGCAAGACCGCGCTGACTCCCATGGCGAATGATGAACTCGATCAGGCGCTGGCTGACCGTGCCCTGATCCTCTCCGAGATGGAAGCGCTCAGCAATGAGAGCGACGATCCCGACGAGCTGGGCGCGCTGCAACTGGTGACCCGGCGCATCAAGGAACTGATCGGCGATCAGGAGGCGGTGCTGGTCAACCAGCACTGGAAGGTGTACCTGCGCGATCACATCTATCGGGGCATGGACATCTCACGCCTGAAGGAAGAACAGCCGGAAATCTACAAGAAATATTTTGTGAGCAGGCCCACAGGCACCCGCGCGCTGCGGGTCTATGCCCTGCACGACAAGAGGGTCGCATGAGCGCAGCCGACGTTTACGAATCTGCCCGGCAAGGTGGGACCGACATCAGCGGGCACCTCGACACACTCAAGAATTTCGCGAAGGGCGACGTCTTCGAGATCGGAGTCCGCACGGGAGTGTCCACAGCGGCCCTGCTGGTGGGCCTGAAAGGGAATGGCGGGCACCTCTGGAGCCTCGATGTGTGCAACTGCGGCCACCTGTACGCGGATGACCCGCAATGGACGTTTCTCAACGGGCACTCGGTCATCGACGCGCGCCGGATTCTCGAAGCGCTGCCCCCGCTGCTCGATGTGCTCTTTATCGACAGCGATCACACGCTGGAAACAACGCGCTACGAATTGAAGACTTACGGCGCGCTGGTGAAAAAGGGCAGCGGCCTGATTCTCATGCACGACACCGACCTCGCAGGCGCAGGGGTGCGGCAAGCGCTCGATGAGTACGGGGAGGGGATCGGCAAGTATCCGATTTACGAATCGGGAAGCTACGGGCTGGGAGTCCTGCAACTGTGATTTTGATGACACAAAAAGTCGGGCAGGGGCCAACGCAGAGATGCGACGCGCGCTGCTACAACGCGACGAAGGGAAAGTGTAACTGCATCTGCGGCGGGCGCAATCACGGCTCGGGCATCGAGCAGGCCCTCGACAACGTGCGCACCATGTTCGCGCCTGTCGTCTTCTGCATTCACGACAAGATTCTCGGCACCTGCGGCAAGGGCTGCACCGAACCTAAAGGCCGCGTCGGCGACGTGCATGTGCCGAGGCGAACCCTGCGCGAGTTGCGCAAACACGAAGGAATGAGGGCACCGCAATGGTAACGGAAGAGTTTGACGACGAGAGCGAGCAGGAACTGCTCGCACCCGCACAGCTGATGGATTCGGGCACGCTGGCCACCATCCAGAAAGCCGAGATCGATCAGCAGATTGCGACCGCGAAGAAGTACCCGCGCGCCATCACCAAGCTGCTGACTACTGCCACCCAGCTGGTAACCGCCGATGGAGAGACTGCCGACGAGTGCATCTTCGCGCTGCCGCGCGGGGGCAAGGTGATCGAAGGCCCCAGCGTGCGCTTTGCCGAGGTCATGGCTTACAGCTGGGGCAATTCGCGGTGCGGGGCGCGCGTGATTGGCGAGGACGAAGAGTTCGTCACTGCCATGGGAACGTTCTTTGATCTCGAAGCCAACGTTGCGATTGCCTATGAGGTGAAGCGCCGCATCACCAACAAGAAAGGCGAGCGCTTTAACTCCGACATGATCGGCACCACCTCGAATGCAGCCTGCTCGATTGCACTGCGCAATGCGATCCTGCGCGGCATCCCGAAAGCGATCTGGCGCAAGGTCTATGCCGAAGCGCGCAAGGCCGTCGCGGGCGACATCAAGACTCTCGACGCGCGGCGACAGGCAGCCATCAAGCAGTTCCAGCTGCAAGGGGTAAAGCCGGAGCAGGTCTTCGCCAAGCTGGGCGTGAAGGGCATCGAGGACATCATGCTCGATCACCTCGTCACCCTGCGCGGAATCTACAACGCGATTCGCGAGAACGAGATCACCGCCGAGCGCGCCTTCGCGCCGGAGTCCACCGAGGACACCAAGCTGGCCGACAAGAGCAAGAGCAACGTGGCCACCATCAAAGAGAAATATGCGGAGGCAACCGGGATCGAGATCGGCCCGCTGCGCTCTGCACCCAAGCGGCAGAAGAAGGCCGTCGAGGAAAAGATTGAGGCAGTTCAAGCGGAAGCTGCCTCGCAGGCGCAGGAGACCCCTTCTGCGCCTGCACCGGAAGTGCAGGAGGGGGCGCACCCCCCTGCATCAGGGAAGGAGCCGGACTCTGCTGGCGCTCAGCCCGGCTCCGCTCCAGAAGCAAAGGACGAAACAAAAGGCGTACCACTCAATTTCGAATAGGAGGAAAAACGAAGTGGGACACATGGACGATGACAAGTACACGGTGACCGTGACCACATCGCAAGCACGCGATGTATTCGACGGTTGCAGCGACGTGAACGGCGACGGGGAAAACCTCACCTTCACGGATAAAAACGGCAAGACCCACGAATTCCATGGCGCGAGCTATCACATCGCACAGGAGTAAGCGCGCGTCGTGGGGTCCGCACGGGGGAAGCAGAGGAGCAGGAACCGCAAAGCAAGAACATCACGCGGCACAGAGTTGAGGATGAGGCTACGAAAGAACGGACGTACAAGGGTGGGGCACGTTCTGCGGAAGAAGCAACGGCGACGTAAGGAGCAGGTGGAGAACCTGCTCGGACGATTCGGGCGCTATCTGGCGCAGCGCCGCAGGGAGCAGAATCTCACCCTGCGCGCCTTCGCGGATCGCGCCAAGATGCCCTTCAGCAATTTGTATCAGCTGGAGGAGTTGAGAAAGAACCCGCGACTGACGGAACTGGAACAACTGGCCAAAGCGTTCGATGAACCGCTGGCCAAGTTTTTGGAGCCATTGCTGCAGTCGCCGCCACCGGAGCCATCGAATGAAATTCATCTGCGCGATTCAGTCCTCTAGAGCAGTAGGGCCGTGCGGTGAAACCTTCGATAGCTGGGCAGAGCTGGCGGATCACATGAACCTCGACCATCGCCTGATCGCGTGGATTCGAGGAGGAACAATCGCGCAGACAGAGCTGCGCACGGATCATCAACTGCGAAAGGAAATCTGCGGTGACAGGAATTCGAGGCCTCGCCATCATGCAGCACCGCGAGATGAATCACACCGAGGAAAAGTACTCGCGGCACCTGCAGGACCGTCTGATCACCGGAGAAATTCTGTGGTGGGGTTATGAGTGCTGGAAGCTGCGGCTGGCCGACCGGACGTGGTACACGCCCGACTTCATCGTGGTGGCCGCCGACTTCCACATCGAGGCGCACGAAGTGAAGGCCTACTGGCGCGGAGCGGAGCGCGCGGGCTGGCAGGAAGACAGCCGGGTGAAGGTGAAATGCGCTGCCGATTTGTTCCCGCTGAAGTTTGTGGCGGCGACGCTGATGCCGGATCAGAGCTGGCAGTTCGAGGAATTTTAGGTGAGCGAACATTGCCAAGTTATCAAAATGCTCCAGCAGGCGCATGACATCGCGCATGGCTGCAGAGAGACCATGACCGAGCAGGAGATGGAAGAGAGCACCGAGCTGATGAAAGACGTAGTCAACCTGCTCAATCAGAGTGAAAAGGGCAACGGGATCAAATTCATGGCCGTGCTGGGCGTGCTGGGCAATGGCGTTTATGCCATGCAGCAGCACAAACACAGGCGATGCAGGGGGCAATGATGGAAGCTCAAGAACTCACGCTACTCACAATTTGCAAAGGCTCGGTCAAGGAAATTTTCGCGCACGAAATGGCGAAGATCATCGCCAACATCGCCGACCCGAATACCTCAGCCACGAAGCCGCGCAAGGTAACGATGGAGTTCGTCTTCACGCCCTTCCCTGATCGGAGCGGGGCGAGCGTGGCCCTCAACTGCAAGGCCTCGCCGTGCGCGCTCGATGCCTCGTCAGTGACCGGGTCGATTTATCTGGCGAAGCGAGAAGGCGTGTATACCGCGTTCTCCCGCGATCTGCGACAGGAGCTGTTGTTTGGCGACGAGGAGCCAGCCACCGATGGCAAGACGCAGGCAGCAGGCTCGTAGCGGTTTGCACGCCGCGCTGCTGCTCGCGGTCGACGTGTTGCGCTATCCGAAGATGCCGAGCGATCAAACCTCGCGCATGTCGGCGGCGCAGGTGATCAGAGATTTTCTCGGCAGGAAGCGACTGGCGAGCAAGCTTTCGATGAGGAGGAAGCGAAAATGAAAAGACTTGGGGCCATGCTGCTATTCATCCTGTGCTGCACTCTCTGTTCCGCGCAGCAAACGTCTGTCAACCTGAAGTTTTTCAGCCTCACCTATAACAAGCTCTCGACTATTCCCGGCATAGACGGCAACAGCAAGCTCGCGGTCGGCAGAGGTATCCGGCTGTGGGATGACGGCGTGAAGTGGATGCACATTCAGGCCGCGCGCGACGTTTACGACTGGGCGAAGATGGACGACTGGATTTCGAAGGCGGAAGCGCAGAAGCAGGATGTGCTGTACACCTTCGGCGGCACTCCGACATGGGCGGCGATTGACCCGGCTCCGCCGCCGCAGTGCCTGAATAGCACGTTCCCGAATGCCTGCTCCATCCCGAAGCTCGAAGACTACAAAGCATTCGTGACGGCGCTGGTGACGCGCTACAAGGGCCGCATCGCCTTCTATGAGACATGGAACGAACCGGACTGCAAGTGTTTCTGGACGGGAACCATCCAGCAGATGGCGGACTACGCGAAGGAAGCGGCGACCATCATTCGCTCGATTGACCCCGCCGCTGTGATTCTCTCGCCCTCGTTCCATGGGGTCTCCATGAGTTCTCACTTCCGGCCTTTGGTGGAGGCGCACCCGTGGCATGAGATGTTCGACATCGTCAACGTCCACATGCGGGCCAAGCCCAACTACCCGCCTGAAAATTTCCTCGCGGTATGGCAGATGGTGGTCGACGAGTTGGCGCGCGACAAGATCGACGCGGCGATCTGGGATGACGAGCACGGTATCACCACGGGCGACGCCATCACCGACCCGGATACGCTCGCCTCTTTTGCTGCGCGTGAACTGATGCTGCGGGCAAGCGTTCCACTGGAGCGACAGTACATCTATTTTTGGGACGCGAATGACAACCTCGGCCTGCAGGCCAATCTTGCGGGCACAGCGTGGAACACCATCACGGGCTGGCTGCAGGAAAAGTCAACCTCGAAGGTGCGCGTCGAGGGCACCGTCTATCGCATGCTGGTGGGCAATGGCATGGTGCTCTGGGACAGCTCGCAGACATGCACTTCCAGTTGCTGCTCGACGAAAGAGTACGCGCTGGGACAAACGAAATTCACCAAGCAGACCGATATCACCGGGACCACAACGCCGATTGCAGACCAAAAAGTGCATCTCGGCCTGAAGCCGATTTACCTGCAGTAGGTGAAGCCATGGGACCACCACGACAAATATTCGAGCAGTACAACCAGAGCGTCGGACTGATGCCCCGCAATCTGGGGGCAGCCGCAGCACAGGAGGATGGCATGTTGAAAGAGTTCGTTGAAAAAATCGTTTCGCTCGCTGAACCATCGATGCGAGTCGAGGAAGATGGCCGCGTCTATTCCGATAAGCAGCTGGTCGAGATCAAGACTCCGCTGATCACGCCCATCACGGTGCAGACACTCGCCGGGCTGCGCGATCTGTACAAGCTGCACGACCGCGCTGAGCAATCCGTGATCATCCAGATTCAGGATCACTCCTCGGTGTGGATGATGGCCGCAGAGGTGGACGAGTGGAACCGCCGCCCGGCGCTGGTGCACGCGCAGATTCCAAACGATGCGCCGCGCTTCCGCTTTGGCCAATGGATGGACCCGGACGAATTTGTCATCGGCCTCCTGACGCTGTTCGATGATGCGGCCTTTGGGTCGGTCCACGCGAAAGTCGTGAAGCTAGTGAGCAGCCTCGCCGCCGAAGCGGTGACTATCTCGAATGATGATGGCTACTCGCAGCAGGTCGTCACAAAGCAAGGAATGGTTTCAAAAACCGAAGAAAAAGTCTCGCCGCGCGTGAGCCTCGCACCCTTCCGCACGTTCCATGAGGTCGCGCAGCCCTCGACCGACTTCATCCTGCGGCTACGCTCGCGCTCCGGCCAGATGCCCAGCTGCGCGCTGTTCGAGGCCGATGGCGGAGCGTGGAAGATGGAAGCCATCAAATCGATCAAGGAGTACTTCGAGAAGGAGCTGGAAGGTGCGGACATTGTCGCGTGACGCCATGAACTCGCACCCCGCAGAGTCAGCCATCGACGAGATCGTTGGCGAGTATCTGCAGGCCGCGACCCCTTCGTCAGAGTGCGGAGGATCGGACTCCCGGCGCGGCGAAGCACCGCCGCCACTGGTATCCGGCGCTTCTGACGAAGGGATCGGGACCACACGCCGGGCGGATAGCGCCCGGTGGTGGAGAGACGTGCTATGAACGCGAACCCCAAGACGCTTACAGGCGAGGAGAAGCGGAAGGCGCATGCGTGGTGGGAGCAGCTGCCCTCACAGTACAAGGGCAACTGCTCGATCTGGGAAATCCTCGCGATGTATGCCCGGCACATTCTGGAGACCGAGACGGTGCATTTCGATTCCGATTCGAAGGTATGAACGACTACTACAGCCGGACTCCGGCGACTCACTCTGATGGCACACCGATTTTCAAGACGCCTGAGGATGAGAAGAACGAGCAGATGATCGGCGAGCTGCTGGGCGCGGCGTGGAACTGCACGCTGCATTCCTTCGCCAAGCTCACCCCGATTGATTGGTGGGCCGAACGCGATGGCCGGATCGTGGGGGTACTGGAACTAAAGTGCCGGGCGCACGACAGCGCGAAGTACCCGACCGTATTTTTCAGCGTGCGCAAGTGGCTGGGCCTGTCGCTGGCTGCAGTCGGGCTGGGAGTGCCCGCGCTGTTTGTGGTGCGCTTCACTGACTGCGTGCGCTGGATCGAGGTGGCCAACGTGGATGCCGAGGACGTGACCATCAGCGGCTGCTTCCCAGCCATCCGGAAATCGCGGGCCGACGTCGAGCCGCTGATCGAGGTGCCCGTGCGCGATATGCACGAACTGATCAGCAAAGGGAAAAACGAACCATGACACCGCTGGAACGATGGCTCAGCCCGAAGGAGATCGCGGAGCAGTACGGCGTGAGCCGCGAGACCGCGCGGCGCTGGATCATGCGAGTGATGGGCGATGATCACCGCACAAGATTTCGGGAGCGCTCTGGTAAGCGCTCCCGAAAAATCCGCCGTGTTCCGCGT